TCGGATGAGGTCGTTCTCGTTGAGGTTACGCCTAGATAGTTCAAGCATATCATTAAGAAGAGGCTCAAGAAACACTTCCTCAAAGTAAGAGGTTTTATTCAAGAAGATGCGGTTTGCACCGTTCTCAAGGATTTGAACCTCGTAGGCAGTCTTTTCACCGGGAGTACGGAAGCCCATAGCCTGCTTAGGAGCACCAGCCATCTCTTCCATCTTGGCTTCGATCTGCTGTACCTGTGTGTCAGCAGAAAGCATGGTAACGTCAGGAGCCATAAAGGCCGCGTCGCCCTCGTCTCCTACGTAAATCTCAGCTCCGGGGCCGTATTCGAAAGGTTCACAGAAACCTTTGATCTTGATTACAGGATGAATGATAAGATCGTAGGCGTCGGACTTTGCATTCTCAAGGTGGTCAATGCGGTATTGCATTCCTACGAGATTTTCGAGAGGACCCATAGCATAAAGATTATCTGGACGCTGCCTCCAACCGCAATGGCGTATCGGAGGAACTCCCAACCAAGAGTCGTCATTTTTGTTCCTTACAATAAATCGCCTGTCAACTACAGTAATCAGGTGGTCGCGATAGAGCTGATTTGTTTCTGGATCATAAAGGTCTCCGTAAAAGTCAAGAACCTCTACATACGAACTACCAAAGTAATTGGCCCAACTGGAAAAACCGTCAATGGAAAAAGCGTCATTCTTACTAAAGTCACCCTCTGCGTAGTTGCCCATCTTCATGCGGGCCTCTCGCATTTTGTCTATACCTTCTTTGAGATATGCGAGTTCTGGTCTTTCTTCGATTTCTGAAAGAAAAGTACCAATATTCTTGACTGTACGAATGATCTTCGGGCTTGCTGCGAAGTTCGCTGCCGTTGGATCAAAAACAAGATCAAGCGGGCTGATCCGTTGAAGAGAAGGGCCGATATAAGTAGGGTACTTCTCACCGGTAGTTCCGTCTTTCTTGTAATCTGCAATGAATACAGGCATTGCGAACACATTACCAAAGTCAATAAAATCATACAGAAGGTCTGAGACAGTAGTGCGAAACTTCGACTGCCTCATCTTATTCTGCATGTAGTTCTCAATCATCTCGCGCTTGGCTTTAGACTGAGCGTCTTCGTCATCTCCCTCCCACACAATTGCATATTCCTGCGGGAACAGGGCTGCCATGTAGTTGGCGTGTAGGTTGTCTCTGATCTGGCAGAGCTTCGGAATGTGGACGCTGTTCTTCCACGGAAGACTTGAATTAGTGGTTGTACGTGTGCTTGTGGCGAACACGTACTCCCTAATCTCTTTTACGGTGTCAAGCCACTTGTTACGGTATCCTTGCCACTCTTGATACTTGTTAGCGATCTGACTGGCCAGTTTATCTGGCTGACCAATTACATCACTAAGTTCTAAAGCAGTCGCCATTCAATTAACCCATGCTGTTCATAAGATAGTTGCGAGCACGTTCTAGTGCGTAAGACCAAAACATCGCATCACCGTTGCTGGCTCTGTACATCATACCCTCATCTGTAACACCGATGATGAAGACGTTCCTGTATTGTCCAATATTTTCTGCTAGAACACTATCAGCAGTCAGAGTCAGGTCCTCGAAGTAAATGGTGTTATCTTCCACGTCAGGAAGCGGGAGTTCAAGCTGTTCCATATTTAGAAGGACATTCCTCCGAATCTAGGATGGTACAATACGTTGTCTCGTTGCGCCGGTTTATCGCGACCTACAATTCCCATCGGAGGAATAGCGATACTGACGGCTGCTGCTAAGGCGTCCTTGCAGTCATCGTGAGGAGGATGCTGTTGGACTAGTTCGTCTTCAAGTGTTTGACACCTACCTCCTTTGAAGTGCCACATTGCCATCATGTCGTATCGAGGTTCTAAGATAGCGCTAATACGCTCCTCTTTCGATCCTTGATGTTTGGTGTGTTTTAATTCTTCAACTGAGATGTACAGCCCGTTAGGGCGGAAGTACGAATCTTTAAGATCATTGACGATGGCTTTCTGGAAAGCTGTGACTTCAGCACCAAGCTTTCTAAAACCCCATTTGGTGTGTAGTTCAAGAATGTGCTTGTAGTAGTCGCTGATCTTATCTGTTTTAAACCGGTCCACGTCTAGGACGTAGATGTTCCTATCTCTGTCAATGCCGATAACAACAATGGCCGTGTAATCGGAACGATTCCCCGTGCTAGTAGCAAAGTCCACGCTAGCGTAAAGATTGAGTTTGTGTCCATTTATGAACCAAGTCCCTCCTTCGTAAGATAAGTGTTTTGGACTGTAGTACTGAAACTTATCTCGTGAAATACCAACACCATCGCCGCTGTTTGGATCGTTGTAGTACTGAGCGCGGAACTGTGTTCGATCAATGTACTTCGCCCGTTTCCTAGCTAGGATTTGAGCGTCGAACCCAAACCACTTACCGTCAGAGCGCTGCTGCCGTGGCCAAAGGAAGTTACCAGTTCCGTCTCCTACGTCTTCTACTTGTCTTTCAAAGATGGAGTAGACGTTCTCGAAGTCGAGGACTTCACCATTTTCTCCGTAGACTTCACTCCGCATGTCTAGCATTTGAGAGTAAAGGTCTTTCGGGTGGTAGCGGGTTCCTACAACCCACTCTTCCATTTCAGAGCCTTCGATAGATGAAAGCAATGAATACTGACGATTTACTGTTTCCCGCCCTTCTTCGGTGTAGGCGTTTTCTGGAACAACCACGTCATCAAGAACAGCAACGTCACAGTGAAGGCCAGTAAGCCCAGTGGTAAGACCACCAGTGAAGACAGTAGGATCACGAATGGCCTCAGCTTTACGTTTAGGATGGTCAACTGCGATTTCACTTTTAGTCCAAAGCTCTCTGTCGTTTTCATTTGGAAGCACCATTTCTGGCCAGTATCGTTTGTAGATAGGACTAGTTAGGATTTGCTTAATGAAGTGAAGCTGCTTCTGAGCTAGGTTGCTCGTAGCCGAAATGTACAGAATACGAACTTCTGGCTGTCTAGTAATCCTCCAAGCGACTTTAAAGGCAATCATACGAGACTTTCCATGGTCTCGTGGAAGGAGTGTAAGTTGGTGGTTACTTGTAGCTTGAGAGGTCGCCCACCTGCACCACTCTTGATGAATAGACCCTAAGACTTGATAAGGGGCTACGAGACGAATGAACGTCTCTAGGTCAGCCTCAGCGGCCTCTCTTACTTCTTTTAGCCTAGGGTCCAATTTAACTCCTTGGGTTTACTTTATGCGCATTCCTCGTACGTGCGTAACTACGATTCTGTCGTTTAGTTCCCATCTTGAAATTACTCATTTTATCCACGAGAGCGTTTCCGTTCTTGTGCATTACGTCTTTGCCATCGCCTTTGTGGGCTTTACCGGCTTTAATCATCATTCGTCGGGCTTTGTTACGACTTGCTCTCTTCTTCTTCTGAAGAGGCTTTGCATTGTACTTAGCCTGAGCACGTTGACGCGCGAGAGTGTTCTTTTCGCTGTTAGGTCCTGTTGACATGTTACTGATGCATATTCATCGTTTTAGGACCATTCTTGGTCGAAGGAGCCATAAGCATACCTGAGGCTGAACTTGTGGAGTAAGTGGTGACTTCATCAACTTGTGGGCTGAATAGAGGACCACCAGTACCAGTAATCAAAGACTCAGTTCCACTTAGCTGAGAAGAATTCAACTCGTGAGGTGTGTTGTGAAGAGTGCCTATCCCATTGGTCTCCCACTTAAGTCGCTGTACGTTATTCCAACCATCATCCCAATCAGCATGCCAAGTGAGTCCGTTAGGAATGGTGCAGCCGCAAGCGGAGGCCTTGGCAGTATCAGAACTTAGTCGCCAGTTCCCGTAATCAGAGAAACCCGTTGTGGTGAACTGAGGCTTGATTTCAATAGGGGGAAGATAGTAATAATTCGTAGGACAAACCCACTGGGTTCCACCGGGGCCAGTAAAATCTGAATCCCAAACAGCAGGGATCACATGTTTATACCCACCGGGTGACCAAAGGTTGGTTCCGTCCCAACAATTCGGCCCATCCCAAATTGGAATAACTTGGTGACCGGTTGTGCAAGTTCCTCCGAAGGGGTCTGTTCCGTCAGCATTCTTCAACAACCTAGCTACCACTGCCGAACCAGTACAAGTGTACGAAACGTCTGTGGACATATTTCCGGCTGTCATTCCCTCAGAACTGATGGTTTGAGAGATGTTCAAGTTATAAGTACCTGTCCCACCGGTTCCTGTCCCAAAAGAAATTATTCTGGTGCCAACCGCCAAACCGGCTCCGTCCAACCGCATTCCTGTAGTTAGGGCTGCACCACTTTCGGCAGTAACTGTTAGAACGGTTCCACTAATAGAGGCGGTAAGGGTTCCTGAAACACCGTTTAAAGAATATCTACGGTGGCCAATAGTAGTGTTAGCGCTGTCGAGAATAGTTTGTAGCCACGCCCAGTCATCATCCATTTCATATCCACCGACGTAGCGAAGACCAACAGGAATGTTGGCAGTTAACTGACCGGCAGCAGGGGTCGGAGCTACGTAATAAACTGGATCAAGGTCCATGTGAACTACGTAATCATGTCCATCGGAAAAGGGGTTAGTTTTTATAAAAGCTGGAAACCAGTAGGCCGTGGCATTCGCACAAAATCCCGCAGCATCTGAGGCACAGTCATGCCGTAATGAGGAATAGGTGGAAAAGGCATTGGCGTGGAGGTTTCCATTCCAATAGTGCAGGTGGGCTGCACCGGGGGCTCCCCAATTCCTAACAGGATCGTCCGCGAGGATTTTATTATGAGTTCCACCAATTTCAGTACGAAACTTAGCTGCTGTACAAAGAGCCGTGTTGATCGTAGTAGATGAAACGGTTTGAGAAATCTCTACAGAATACGTTCCGGTGCTTCCAGCCGAACCAGTGAGCTGAGAGATAATGTGAGTATTAAGGGTTACGCCAGTACCGCTTATCACTGTACCAGTAGCAATTGACCCGCTGGAAATTGCGGTGACAGTCATCGTAGTTCCGGAAATTGAACCGGTGAAGGTAGCTGTGCCTGCTGTTAAGGAGGTAGGACAAAGCGGGTAGCTGCCTGTTACAATTTCACTGGTGTAACCGTCCGTGATATTCGTCAAACCTGCTTGTGAAGGAGGGGTAACGGTGGCATCAGTAATGGTGTTCGCACTACCAGACGTATTGTAAACAGGGGCTACAGATGAATAGCCTCCTCCCGGCTGAGAGCGCAGATCAGGAGGAACTACGAAACCGCCAATGCTCTGAGCCACGGCTACATTACAATAGCTCAGCGCAAGCAATGCAGCAAGGAGTTTTTTAATCATGCTTATGGGAATCCTGTATAACCAGAAGTAGGCGTTTTAATGAAAGTGTTTTGACCAAAGTTCGCAGTTAGAGTGCTGGCCTGACACGTTGAATTGAAGGCATAGTAGTTAGATGCGAGAAGACCTGTTACGGCTCCCTGTGAAACACCGTTTAACCATACGGTCAGTGTTGCCGCAGAAGTATCGAACTCAATCTCAACTACGTCATTAGTGGCAGCGGCAGTGGCTCCCGAAAGGACCGAGCCATTCTTGTACACCACTCCGTCTGTGCGATAGCCTGTGAAATTTGTTGGGGGATTGGGATAAACTGCTGGACCAAGGGTAGATGTTCCATCTTCGATTCCTATGTAGGCTGCCTCACTGCCCGCAAGGTTGGTAATTGTGACTTCAAAATGTCTCTTGCCAGTAACTGCTGCTGTAGCACGAACTCCACAAGGTGCTCCGCCAAAGCCTGATGTTCCTAAACAAACAAGAGCCGGAGAACCGGATACGGAGATGTTAGTGTTCTTGTTCGTTCCAGTGGTTGTAGTCCAAACAGTCGTCGTAGTTGTAATCGTATCAGTTATCGTGTTTGACCAACCGGATACACTATTATTGGAAGTGTCTCCGGGGTTCGTTTCAAATCTACAGCGAGTGTAGTAAGTGCCGGTAGGCTGCACAAAGGTTTGTGCTGCTCCTGAAATACCAACAGATGCTCCACCACCAATCGTGGCACTTGTGGCTTCCCAGTCGTTACCTTGAATCTCTGTATAGTAATCAACTAGACCGGTTGTGAATCCGCTGTCAGTAGCAAACTGTTGGTGGACGAACATGCCCGGTTGAAAAGTACTGTCCCCGTATACGTTCCATGAAGCAGGACTAACACCTGAGGCGGTTTGAAGCGAATACGTTGGAACGTTGATAGTGAAGCCGGAGCCTCGTAGGCGCAGACGCAGCCTCATTAATTAGTACTCGTAACCGATAACCGTGATCTTCGCGCGGCCCGTTGCAGTCGTCGTAACCCAGTCAGGAGTCTCAAGAGTAAAGCCAAAGGTTCCCGTACCGTCTCCTGTCATTTCAAGAGCGTCCGGAACTTCGTAGTCCATGCTATATCCAGACTTAACTACGGCTGTGGAGTTGATACAAGACCAAATAGCCTGAAGTGCACTAGAGGCGGTAGTTGCACCTGCGGTGTTTCTACGAAGACGAAGATAGGCTCGCTGTGGCGCAGTCCCCGAGCCGAGAGATTCTACCGTGATGTTCACGGACTGGATGCGGAATTTCTTACCGCTGGTGATGACCCGAGAACTAAAAGTAGTAGTCGCGGCTCCGTCTGTGGAAAGCGTCATCGTGAGCAGCGTCTCGGCAGTTTGGGCGAAAGTGAACTCCGCCGTCATCGCCAGACACGAACGACCTGCATCCTTCAGTTCCTGTACACTAAAGCCGTTGGCTGATTGTGTACCCTTGGTTAGCGTTGGAGCACTGACAGGACTGGGAGTCGTGGTGTCAGTGGCAGCATCTTTAATAGAACGGAGATACGCTGCAAGACTTCCTGTAGCTCCGTTAGCAGCCGCCGCATCCGTGGTAGCGCCGAGTACGGTAACGGTGGGATCATCAGAAGCGTTTACAACAGAGAGACTGTTAGCGGCAGTTTTAGTGCCTAGAGAAGCAGGAAGCTGAGCAATGAGACTAGTAAGTCGCTGAGCAATACGCTGAAGACGACCGTTAAGGCCACTCGAAGCTGTGTCACTAGCAGGGGCTGTTTCTGTTACAATACCGAGCTTGGCCTGTACGTCATCGTCAGAAGCAATGACTACAGGAAGAGATGCTGTCTTAGCTGCTTGACCAAGTGCTGGAAGAGTGTTTACAGTCTGTGTAGCACCAGTGCTGTCAAGGACTGTTACGGAAGTTGGCATAGTTTAATTATTCCTTATAGAGCCAAAAGTGAGGTGTACATACTGTTAGAAGATACGTTGAAATCGAGAGCAGGACTACCGCCACCACCAGAGAGTGGGCTATTTAATGAAACCGTACTGACTACTCCATCTTCATCTACGCGAACTACCGGGTGTCCTGTGGCTGAAAGAGTGATCTTTCTTATGTTACTGTAGACGTACTTGCCTGTTTCTGTAGCTCCGGTCGAATCAACTAGAACAACAGGTTTAGCTACGGAGTAAACAGTAGTTCCGTCGTCGATTGCAACTCCGTTGCCGTCCACCTGACGAGCAGGCCAACCCCCAGAGGCGACTACGATAACTGGAAGGGCTGTACTGAACTTACTAGATAGGGCCACTTGTTGTTAGCGCCTTCCAATTCTCTTGAGGTCGTTCTCGAAGTCCTGCTCGTGTTCAGCAAGGGCCTTGGCGGCTTTGTCAATCTCTTCCCGCTTCGGACGACCTTTTAGGGTTGACTTGTCTTTGCGGTACTCTTTGTTAGCTAGGAACTTAGCGGCAGAAAGCTTCTGAGCAGGCATACCATTCTCGGCTAGGTCCCTGATCTTCTCCATGCCTTCAGAGTACAGCTTGGCGTCTAGTTCTCTGTCCCACACTTCTTTGGCCGCGACAAACCAGCGACAGCCCATAAGCACGGTCCAGAGAGTGTAGTCTCCTTCAAGTATCTCTTGAGCCACTTTATATCCGCTTGGGTCAGCACACCGGACGTAGACCTTACCAAAGTTAATTACCCCTTCCTTGTCTTTGTACAAACTGAAAAAGGGATCAATCGTCCTTTTCTCTAGCGGAAGATCAATTGACTCTTCCCAAAACAACTGGCGGGTGTAGTACTTCCCGCTGGCACATCTGAACTTGCTCAAATCCTTTATCCCACCCTTGTCGTGCTGAGTCGTGTAAACTGAATTGCATTGCTGACTGTTTTGTTGGCCCCTGTGTCTTGAGCCATCCAAACTGTGTAGTTGGCGTTGGTTGTGCCCACGTCGTCTTCGTCTACGAACACCATAACGTCGAGTTGTGCAGTTTCGTCTTTGCCAGAGAAGTTAATCATGCCACAAGCGGTTCGGATTACGGTTGCATTTTGTTTAAGGTCTAACTGCCAACGGTCAGAAGCACCTACTCGCCAACTGTCCATTCGGACTGAAGCACGAAGTCGATAAATGCCCGGCCACTTAAACGTAATCTGATTGGAAGCCGAAACCATGACACCCTCTGTGTCTTCACCCACGGTGTCAAAAGCCAGCTTCGAGGAAGTGGAAGTTACCGTAGGACTGGTGCTCATCGTCATTTCTGCGAAACAACGACTCAGGTATTTAACTCGTACGTTTCCTTTTGGAGCGTTAACCGAGGCACCGATGAAACCCGAAGCTTTCTTGATGATTACAAGGTTGTCGTTGCCTGCGTCGGTTCCACCGTCACTTACAACGTTGTCGAGATTAACTCCGTCACCGATGACGTTACCGACTTCAACGGTGTTCTGTACAGGTTTGTAGGTCGAGTTAGAGTTACCAAATAGAACTGCGTATCCCGCTGCCGGTCCGATTCCGTAGCTACCGGGATTGATGATCGTACCGACTCTGATGTTATTACCTAGAGTGTTTCGATCACAGGCTGAGCTTGCTGAGCCGTAAATGGCTACTGCCGCATTGCCAGAGTTCTCGATGACTCCTACGTCGATGTCGTTCTCTTGGGCACCGTGGATTAGCTTGATGGCAAAGTTGTAGGCATTTCGGATGCGACCGATGCGAATGCTGTTCTTCCAACTTTGAATGTCAATCGGTTCACCAACACCGTCGCTGTTGTCAATGATGACTCCCCAACCAGAGGTCGAGTTGGCACCTTGACACACGATGTTAACACCGTCAGTCTGTTGTCCGAAGTCAGTGAGTGCCTGACCGGTGTACAGAATGTTTTTGATTAGGCCAATCTTGATGATGCCGGGTGACGAAGGCGTGGAGGCAATGATGTCGTTGTCTACTTCAACAACGGTCGTCTGTGCCCCGGCAGTGAACCTTGCAGACCCTTGAGTGATCCCGCAGTCCGTAGCTGAAGTGACGTGGATGAACCTACGCCTACCGGCACCAACAGAGTTGACCGCTACTAGCTGTCCGTTGAAGAAACCGGAGAAACTTGCTTCTACGTCGTAACCTACAGTTCCCATTCCCCCGTACAACCGAACCCCGTGGAGGACTACCTCGTTGGCTCCGTCCGTGGTGAAGTGTACGTTACGAATAAATACGTTGTCTGTTTGGTTGCAACGGAACATGTTGCGGTCTAGGCCGGTACGAGGAGCCGCCATGGAAGTGACGTTAAATCCACCAGAACCCGTCTTGGCTTTGATGGTTGCAATGCCTTCAAGACAAACTAGGCCCGATCCTGCTACGTGATCGAGACCCGAAGAAATCAAATACGTCTTGTTCTTTTTGAGTAGTACAACCTTACCGGTGTTGATGGCTGCCTGTAGTGCAGCGGTGTCGTCGGTTGTTCCGTCTCCTTTTGCTCCGTACGCTTCTGCCTGTGCACCTACGAGTTCAATTCCGTTGTTTGCAATCAGGCTGATGACTTGAGCTAGGTTTACTGCGTCTTGTGGAAGAGTACCGGTGTCGAGGTTCTGAATCTTGTAGTGATTGAGATCAAGACTCGCCAGCATGGAATTAGGAGGAGACCCGTCTCGCATGACGCAAAGGTCAAGCAAAGTAGCAATGGCATCGAAGTTGTTGTTTAAAGGCGCGAGAGCCGCGTACGTAGAAAGAATGTCAGTTGGTACAAAGCGGGTTGTCAATCGAGTCTCCGTGATTCCTATATATACATTATAACATATTCTTAGCCAAATGTCAAGCACTTTCTTTTCCATACAGTCCGTTCTAATAAAATCAATGACTTACAAAAAAAGACTTGACAAACTCGTATTAATATGTTATAATACTATTAGTTGGCACGTTGGTAAACATATATATTACTAATAGTAGCTAAAGATTTACTAAACAATAATTAACTAATTAATTAGTTTATAATTAAACTTACTAATATAGGGCGGTCCAGTCTGTTTGTCAAGAGTTAGGCAGACAGAAATTGTTGACAAGGTGCGGGCGATCCGTTGATTTGTCAATAGTCCGATCATTTATTTCTGAAATATCTGTAGTCCTGCTGAGAAATTCACATTTTCTTGGTGGGACTTTTTATGTGTGTGGTGCAGCAGACAGGCCACCCCCATCCCCCCGGCTCCCCCTCGCGATGTTATAACGTCTCCGGCACTGCTGTTGCGAGTCATTCTCATCCCTCCGGCACTCCTGAGCGGCACATGCTCTTGCGAAGCGTTATCATTAGCAACTCTTTGAAATCACAAGCAAGAACTATGCCAGTCCTCGCGCGTAAGTCCTTGTCTTCGCGAACACACGAATGATACAACATATCATCCCACGATACTAACTTTCGATATGGGTAATCTTTCCGCTTGCATCCCTTGCCTGTCTGTGGTCTACTTGCAGGGTCGAAGTTGAGCTACCGACACCGGCAACGTGGTTGCCCTACTGGTACGCAGACACGGAGACACACAAGCGGGACACAGCCTTGTCGGTTTGCTCCCGTTCAATGGAACCGACTACGGACTAGTGATTGCCTTGCTTGACAAGGGGCAGTTGAGTTGCTAGTGGAAAGATAGAACACTGCACTGATAGGTCTAGGGTTAGCTATGCTTGCCCGCCTGTAAAGGATGGACTGTATGACTAGGCACCAACGCCGAAAGGCTGCGCGTGCCCGGAAGGACGCCAAAGGCGAACTGTTGAACAGCCGTGCGTTGCACGTGCTACAGACGGAGAAGCTCAAGCGTAACCTAACGGAACGCAAAGCCAAGCGCTCGCCGCGAGGACTGGGCAACCGTGGTATTTACCAAGCGATTGGTATGTATCCTGCGCCCGGCTACGGAACGGGGGCGTTCAAGGAAAAGCCAATGAGCGAACGCACCTTGCGTGAAGCTAGGGCAACTGAAAGGGGTTGACATGCCTAGAGCATATGTACTATGTCCGTGGTTAACGGATAAGGATTGGTTTGCTTGGCCGTCAACTGACATACATGCAGTCCCGCCTAAAGGTGAGATTGTGTTTGTGAAAGCCAACGGTGATGCTATACCAGCCGACACTGTGAACACGGCACTATGGATTTTTAACTAGGGCAAACCCCAAGGGGCAAACTCTGGTGCGGATTAGGACAAGCCAGTCTCTTGTCTAGGTACGCGGGGAAGCGGGCCACCAGCTAGAGTGCGACTAGCTAGGGAAAGCGGACGTGTGACAAACATGTCTGGTACGGGTTGCGGCCATTGTACGGGCTGTAAACCACGCGGAAAGCGGAACGTGATGCAATCTATCATCATCGCGCACGTTTGTTAGTACGCTCGCCGTTTGTATGAACGGTTAAATGGTTTGCAGTGACTGACATCAACCAATGGTTAGCTACTTAAGTGTAGCCGTAAGGCAGAAACCAACATTCCCGCAGTACGCCTATCGTGCGCGTTGAAAACGCACGGTACGAGATAGCATCTCCTAGGTAATGGCACCCTTAAGTGGATTAGTGCGGCAAACACTCGTTAGAGTGTCTCTTGTAAGCGGTGAAGCAAGCTGTTAAAGCTGTCACCGTTTTCAACAGTCACTTAGGGAGTGTGACACATGCAAACTTTAGAGCTAACTCACTGGGAATTGCAGGAACTGACTTGCATTTACCACGAACACCGGAACAACTGTCTTGACTGGCACAAGTCAGGCGAGCGCAGCAAGGTTATGATGAACCGAACGGAACATTTGTTCGACAAGTTACGCTTTGCAGAGTTTGCAGAAAGGCAAAGTAAATGAACGCTTTAGGTAAGCATCGCATAATGCGTAACCCCAAACCTTTGCTTGGCCGTGTATTCGCTGAAGCAAGGGTTCGTTTTCATTGGTGGCGGTTCTGCCGAGCCCGTCGCCGACACTGGAAAGAGCACTACCATGTCTGACTTACGCTTTCAAGTTTACAAACGTGACCGCTTGGGTCGCGTTACACGGGTTGGGATTGTTGTTGCCGACAACAAGGTCCAAGCCGACACTAAAGCTAAGATGTTGTACGGTAAGACGTTGCAATACAGCAACGGCGAGGCCGTGTGGACAACGGAGTTAGCGGCATGACTAAGCTGACTTGGAAACCACACTATGTAGTTAGTGATATGCGTCATGCGCATCACAACGGTTACTCTATTCTTTGGGCAAAGACGCCTAATGCCAAGCAGCATCTAGGCGGGTCCACCTATGAGATAATGCCCGGAGTAGACGGAGATGACATTAGTAGATTTAACAAACGGTCGGAGATGATACAAGCAATTCAATAATCTATCATCGTTGCACGTAGCCGTGCTGTGGCGCGTATTTGTGATGACGAGCAGCACGGTTACTTCCAGCGATGCTGGCATTTGGATAACCCAAATGGGACTACCAAAATGGAGAAGTACATCATGGCACGTAACGGAATGTTAATCGGACTGACTGCTATCAGCGGCGGTATCCGAGAACTCAAAGGGATCATCGGTAACGTGTACGAACGTGCACAGATCATCGGTGTGTCCGTCATTAACCACGACTTGAACGGAGGCAAGGACGGCGAGCGGACGGGCGATTGCTCGAAAGCCAAAGACCTTGTTAACGTTCTCAAGACGCAAGAGGACAAGCGCAACATGATTGCTTGGCTTGCGTACTTCGGAAACATCGGTTGCAAGATGGAAAGCGGCGTTTGCACTGAGGTTCGCCACATTCCGGCGGAAAGCAGGCGCTATCGCCAGCCTGATCTTGATGGCGCAAAGGCCAACAATTGGTTCGAGCCGTACTTGCCGAACGGTGAGAAGGCACATTGGTTCGAGGGTCCGCCCAAGCCTCTGTACGCTCAGGGAACCGTTGGCGACATTGGTGAAACGGTTGTGACCTTCGCCAATCGTTTCCTTGGTACAGACACTCGCACTGGGCAGTTGTATGACAAGGTTGATCGTGGTGACGGTACGATGGTGCCGCGTTACAATCTGTCGGATACCGAGCGAGAGAACGTCGAAAAGGTTCTCGCCGGTCTTCGCAACATCGGGTACATGCTCGGTGCTCGCGAGGAAACCGAAGAACTAACCAACCGGGTTGTTGCCCTGAACGAGTTCATCAACAAGGGCGACAAGGTTGTCGAAGACCTCAACAAGTTTGCCGGTGAAACTGTCGCCGCCTGACTTGAACACGATGCCCCGAAGTTAGCAAGGCAACACTCCCTCCTCAAGTCTTGCTAACGATCCGCTGGCAGACCGGACACAATAGTCTGCCGCCTCCACTTACACAGCCTGTCGCCTTCGGGGTGAGGGGAACAACTAACACAACGACGTTATAAAAGGTTGCGGCCCTGCCAACAGACCATTTGTTGTTGTGTGTTCAACGGTTTCAATACCGTATGGACAGGCTTTGTAAGTAGCGAGGGACAAGACACACACATGATAACCAACGACGAGTATCGTCGGGTTGTGTTGCGTATTAACCTGTTGCATCGGTACATCACCGCCCTTCAACCGGGCAAGCCAATCGGTACTTACGAACGTGAAGAGTTGTTGAATCGAACAGCGGAGATAACCATTGCGTTACGTGAATGCCTGCCGGTTAAGCTAACCGTAGTAGCGGACAAGCGCCATGAGTAGCGGCAATCTATCATCATCGTCGCGGCGTAGCAACGCCAGCCATCAACGTAAGTCTTGGCGTAGTCGGCGTAAGCGTGTCCATCAGTGTCTTTACGACGTTGCCGATGAGATACGTGAGACAAAGGTTGACGCCAGCGGCTTTGCTTTGTTGTGGATCGGTGTGGGGTTGCAAATAGCTGGCTCCATCATTGAGGAAATGGCCAACAAAATGCTCGTGGAGGACATAATCAACGAAGGAGAAGAGTAACATGGCAAAGCAAACAGGCAAACGCCAAACACTCGGTATCGCAGCCGGAAAGACAAGCAAAGATCGTGTGGAAGAGATGTTCGGTGGAACGTCTGAGTTGAACAGCGACGCGGGGCCGGTAATGGAAGTATCGGCAACTATTCCGCTTCCTGAACACGCAGACGCAGATGCCGAGCATCCTTCCGTGCGAGACATTAAAGACCGTGTTGAAGGTTTGTTTAAATCCATCGGCACGGACGCACTACCGGAAACCGTGTTTCCACACGGAAACAGGAACAATGGTATTGAAGCCGCTGAATTCGTTGTTGCCGAACAACTGAAGAAGCTTGCTGAAGCCCGATATGACAGCGCCAAGGCAGAGGCCAAGGCCAAGGGTTGTTTCGGTGACGAAACCAACTACATTCCCGGTGAGACCATTGAGGTATATCGTACGGGAAGCTTCACGTTCAGCGTACAGCAGAACAAAGACAGCAGCATGATCGACCGCAAACTTGTGGAAGAGTTGCTGAGAGAAGTTGCTCCAACGAAGTGGCAAGAGCTACTTAAGCGTTGTGAGAAGTCGAAAGCCGGAGCCACTAGGTTCATCGTGGCACTTCGGTAATAAGGAATTGGTTTGGGCGTCCGTATCCTCTGCTCCCGTGCTCCACACGGTGTAGGAATGCGGAGACTTGCTTGGGCAGAGCTCAGTCTTAAACGACCCAACCGCCTGCATCATCGGGGGATGATGTAACATTGCGAGCAACGCAGTTGCGACTGCGAAGCTTGAAGCGAGAGCGAACGAGGGGTTCGGAAAATGTCATTAGAACATCAGCATCAGGCTGCCCAACTGAATGTTGCAGTATCGCGTAAAGGCTCCGTCCTACTTAAAGTAGGGGGGCTCAATCACCACAACGTGGTAAGCGTAGCCGATCTAATCGCCATCTGTGCAAACAGAGAGCGCATTCGGCTGAACAACGAGCGGGTTCGTCGCTCGGAATAGAACCAATCGAGAACAGAACATAACTGAGATTGGGAAGTAAGCTCGCCGTGTCCTACGGCTAGAGCACAAATCTCCCAAACAGAAGTAATTCAAAGTTTGCCAGCCGCCGAGCTAGTTGGAAGCTCTAGGCACGGGGTCGGTTCCCAACTGCGGTTCAACTCCGCAGCGATGCCTGTCCAACGGCGGCTGGCAATCTATCATGTGCCAACGCAAGCTGGTGCTTGCTTATCGTCGCTGCGCATGTGCGAGGTTTAACAGCAATAGTGTAACTTGGAGAAGCACAGTGAACACTCACGACAAGATTTTCGTTTATGGCACTCTAAAAACCGGCTGTGGTGCCAACAGCATCCTGCAAGGTAGGGCTGAATTCATCTGTGAAGACAGGATTGAAGGGGCCTTGTACGACTTAGGTTCGTATCCGGGTTTCAAATCGGAAGGGTCGAGGTTGGTTAGCGGAGAGGTGTGGGAAATCACCGACGATCTGCTCCCTAGGATGCTCGACAACTACGAGGACTATCCTCGTCTGTACGACCGAGTGAAAGTTCAAACCGAAAAAGGTTACACAGTTTGGGTGTACGTAATCAACCGAACCGTAACCGAACAGTGCTTAATTGAAGAGGGAGTTTGGTGACATGACTTTACGACTAGTTATGCACGGTGGAAAGTGCTGCGGTATTAAAACTATTTATGGGTTCAGTTTTGACGATCCATCAGAGATGGAAGAAGAGGTTTCAGCAAAACCCGCAATCAACAAAGACCAGTTCGGCCACCACGTTTCAAGTGATCTTGACTTCTTCACTGACGCCGCTCCTGAGGAGACACAGAAAAAACGTTTAGACAGATTGATTAAGTTCTGTGAGAAACACCGTCCAAGGGGGATCATCGAAGTAACCCTAGCTGACAGTATTTATGAAAGTGGAGAGTACAACCAACTTCTACTTTGGAAAAACATTCTACACAGACGTAAGTTCAAAATAGTTAACAAGTGTAAAAACAGTAACAGCGGAAACACCGTGTACGTGTTTCATCGTAACAGTGGAGATCAATAACATGCCCGACGCAACACGAATTGAATTCCTTCGCTTTGGTTCTAGCATTCCCGGTGCTTACTGGGGTTGCTGTGCCGCTGATGTAATCCAGTGCTTCACTGGTGATCCAGACGACAAGGCATCCATTGAGATGATCGAAGGAGATGGTGCAGCCCCTTGCACGTTCTACAAGAACGGCTCCTACCACAAGGCTTTCGCGGGACCAACCAACCGAGACATCTTTCTCACCCGTCTCCGTGTCGGTACATTCGGTACGTACGACATGCCCAACCACGCTTTCTTTGCCATTCTTACCAAGTGGCAAATCGAAAGCACCAACGGAAAGAAGTGGCTTAAGATACTGAAAGAGTGTGGGTTTGAGTTCGTTCGTTCAGTGTCCAATTCTGTGTACACCGGCACTGACCTTGAAGAATACAGCGCCCTCAACAAAGGCCAAGACGTTCAGTACATCTTCATGCTCGTGAGGAACATCGGTGCGGGTAACATCGGTGATCCCTACACTCCGCCTAAAGAGTGGACGGCTTTGCCGCCAGTTGTTCCTGAAGCCTATCGGTATCTTTTTGCAGACCCTGACGCCGATCAGTTTGTTTGTGCTTTGCCCGGCGGTGGAATTAAAGCGTTGTCTGCTGCAAGTCATAAGGCTCAGACAGAAATCTGGAACAAGATCGGTCCTGCCAAGTTCCTGACGGAAGCCGAGGTCGAAGCCGCCGGTGCTCCTGTTGTTTACGCAGCCAAGCGAACCAACGTTCCGCAGGAAGAGAAGTCAAAGAGGTGGGCTCGTAACAACCGGGAAGAAAAGGCCACGATTGCTGAGCAGATCAGTCCTTTCGCTAATTGACACCGTACACAACAGGCCAAGAGGCTGCCTCTAAGTGAGTTGGGTTCGAGTCCCAACCGCCGCTAGGCCATCATCAAATGGCAAGTAACTGTGAGTATCCGTAAATGCAGCTAGGTGCTTAGGCTTAATTTTACCTAGTGTAAGACATACGATCCACACGCCCCGCGCCTTGGCAAACCCGTTCGCCGGGAAGCCTAGCTGTGAAAAGCGAAGAAGGAAGGACCAGCGTAGCGGTGCAAGTCGGTTGTGTACAGTCGGAGGCAGGGGTTGGTAATGTTTAACACCGGCTCCTGCCTCTATCAACACGAATAGGGATTACAATGTGGATGAAGAACTCGAAGCAATCAAGTGGCACTTGTCGGAGGCTTACTGGGATCACTTGTTGGGTGACTCCGAAGTCGCTGACGCCAGACTTCTTTACTTAACCAAAAGGTACTACAACTATGCCAAGACTCAAGAAGGGGAATGGACGAAAGAAGCGTCAAATCCCGTTGAAGGGTTTAGTCCCCCTGTCAAGTACAGAGGTAAGAGAAAAGCTTGAGAAGCTTCGTCAGAAAGAACAGGAAGAAGAGACGAACGTAACCATGATGTTGGATCACCTAGGACGGAAGCTGCCTGAGTATCAACCCGAAAGAAGGATCACGGTCTTGGAAGATCACACCTTGAAAATCCCCGAACTCTGGTTGAACGTGTTCGTGTTTGGCCCTGAAGCCGGGCCTTCGTTCTACAAGATGTTCGCCAGAGCCAAGTGTTTCAAATCTGACACTCCTGACGACGCAGACTTGGTCGTGTTCACCGGCAGTGGACACGACATTGATCCTGTTCTGTACGGACAGACGCCTCACAAGTCTGCTTCGCTTAATCCAGATTTAGACAGGGCCAACATCACGTTGTACAACTTCTGCGTCAAGCGTGGTATTCCGATGTTCGGTGTGTGTGGTGGGGCTCAACTACTCCATGTAATGAACCACGGTGCTTTGTATCAAGACGTTGACGGACACAACTCAGCCCACACGATGTGGGATTGCGTCGGCAAAGTGTTCATTGAACGTATCTCTTCAGTACACCATCAGATGTGTATTGAGAACAAAGAGAACGGGATGGAGATTATTGGTGTCTCTCACACCTCGAAAGAGAAATGGTCCAACAACCTAGAGAAAGTCGTAGGCGGAAGGGACATTGAGGCGTTCTGGTACAGGGACACTTGCTGTCTTGGTGTGCAGGGCCATCCTGAGTACTCGGGGTACAACAAGTACACCGTCTGGTGCCTCGAACAAATCGACCATTACATCAACGAGAACCCTGATCTATCATACCGCACCAACGACGCAGGAGCCAACCACTTGCGCCTGAAGGAAGAGTTGATTGAGCAGCGTGGATCGAAGATCAATCTGCCCATGATTGTAGAAGTGAAAGGATAAAGACTTGTGCGGGATTGTAGGGGTCGCGGGCGACCTGTTTTACAAAGAAGAGAAGACGATGCAAAGTCTTTTCCTTCTCGACTATTTTCGTGGGATTGACTCGACCGGACTGGCTGCTGTCAGGAACAACGGCGAAGTCCACATCGCCAAGTTGGCTAGTGATCCAATTACTCTGTTTCAGTACGCGAAGTTCAAGAGTGCGTTGAACGGAAACAACTCCAAACTGTTTCTCGGGCACAACAGGGCTTCGACCTCTGGATCGACCAACAACTTCAACGCCCATCCGTATCAGTTCGGCCACATCACTGGTGTTCAGAACGGTACGTTGGAGTACAAAGACCAGAGTATCTTGGAAGAAGTTGTTGGTGAGAAGTTCGACGTGGACTCGCAGGCTTTGTTTGCTTGTATCGCTAAGATCGGGGTCAAAGACACGATTGAAATGATCCACGAAGGAGCCGACAGTCAGCGAGGGGCTTGGGCGTTGGTTTGGTACGACGCAAGAGAAGACACGCTGAATTTCCTTCGGAACAAGCATCGGCCCATGTGGCTTGCTTGGGACAAGGATTACAAGCGTCTGTTCTTTGCAAGTCGGTACGAGTTTATCGGCCACGCTTGTGACATTGCTGAGCCGAAGTATGAGCTGGAACAGTTCGAACGAAAGGACACTCCGGGTTCGTTCTATAGGTTCTTTTCTCTTCCTGAAAACAACCACATCAAGTTCAATCTTGACGAGTTACGGAAGGGTGCAAAGGAACGTCCGAAGCCTCACTCTCGTTTGATAAAAGGAAAGGAGCCTGTCAAGGTAAGTAGTTACAAGCCTCCGCAGTGGGACCCTTTTCAAAAAGCTGGATCATCCACGACCAAGGGGACTTCTTCGACGACGACCTCCCTTGGGTCTAACAGACAGGGTGACAGGCTCCTTCATGTTTTCTCTTCTGCCCCCGAAGCTCCGTACGCAAATGTTCTTGGCGTTGCTAGGTTCGCTGAGCTAGTTCAAGCAGGAAGCAAGGGTAGTCAAGTCGGCTGCTCTTACTGCTTTGAAGACATTGCCTTCGGTGATCCGGTAACTGTGTACGAACAGCAAGACACAATTCTCTGCAAGAAGTGTTCCGGGTACGAAGAGACCGAGAAACCACCGGCTGCCCGTATTTTTGTTTCACCTTCTGACTTTGAAACTCTAAAGAAAGCTGCGTAAAATGCCTGAAGAACTTATTTTTACTCCTAGTCTTTCTCAGAAGATTTTGTCTGAGAAAGCAATGGCCAGAAAAACCCTGAAGGAAACTTCTGCGCTTGTTCCGATGAAGGGTTTTACCTTCGGTGCCGATCCTGAGTTGTTCGTCAAGAGCGACAAAGGGGAAATTGTCTGCGCGGACATGATCCCCGGAACAAAGGACGAACCTTATCCTGTGGAGCACGGAGCAGTTCAGCGGGACGGCTTTGCTGCCGAGTACAACATTGATCCTTGCTCTACGTTTGAAGAGTGGAACCGTAATCACAAAGCCGTTCAGGGGCAGTTACAGGCCATGTTGCCGAAAGGTTATGAGCTTGTTGCACTTCCGTCACATCGCTTCTCCAAGGAGGTGTTCGACGCTGCCCCTGACTGTGCCAAGGAGTTGGGTTGTCAGCCAGACTGGAATGCGTGGAATGCGTCGTTGAACCCGCCTCCCCGTTTGCCTGACGACCCAACTCTCCGTTGTACCGGAGGACACCTACACGTTGGTTGGGGGAACGACATTGACACCACGGACCTTCAACATATGATGAACGGGTTCGACCTAACCAAGCAAATGGATTGGTTCCTAGGAGCTTGGTCTGTTAAGCACGATCCAGACGTTACTCGTCGTCGGCTGTACGGTAAGGCAGGCAGTTGCCGCATCAAGCCTTACGGGGTTGAATATCGAGTGCTCAGTAGTTTTTGGGTGCTCAGTAAGGCCCTGCGGTTAGAGGTGTGGAACCGAATGGTCAAGGCTGTTGAGTGTATGCGGCATCAGAACATGCCAGAAGTAACTAACGACAGTTACAACGAGCTAGTGCGGACTGCAATCAACCTCGGCTCTCTTTCTGGAGTGCTTACGCGGGTTTACAAGTTTCCGATCCTAAGGCTTGACGTAGCGGCCTAAACACAAGGTGAAGTATGGAGTACAAGAACTTCTTCGAGACCCAACAAGAAGCACACGCTAGGTTAAATGGAACGGTTGTGATGTACGACGGAGAACCCGTTCACATCATTGCAATCACGGACCACGCAGGGGACGGGGTTCTTCGGGCTTACGTTCGCAAGATCGGTTACACTCAGGAAGAGTTCAATCAGCTTCCTATTCCCAACCAAATCCACAACTTTCCGGCTGGTCACAATGGAGTGGGTCAGTATCTCGATCAATTCATTGTTGACAATCCTTCTTGTGGGATTGCTCGCAAAAGAATGGACTCACCGAAGTTTAACAAGTTCCGTCCGTACGACCTTGGCATGTACTGGGACCCACCGTACATCTACTACGTAGAGAGGCAACCCAATCGAAAGATGGAGCAGGGACTAATTCAATCCATGTTGGTTACAACTAGGCTGTCGGCTGAAGAACAGAAGAATCAGTCCGCCGAAAACTTCGTGGACATGTACGGCCCTGAAATGCGACGCTGTATCATGGGTGAGCATCCTTCACCCGCTCGTTGTTTGGAGGCCATGACTGACCCGAAGTACGCCAACACTGCTGCTGCGTTCCACAGAAATTTCGCCTTGGTCAAAGGCCCGATAGACACCTTGTTTCTTGGGTACAAAGACAGAGTAATCGGCCAACTTCCTCATGGAGACTTCACTAAGGTGCGTCTCGGCTCTGACTTCACTTACTGCAAGGAAGCAGTAGACGAGCTGCAATTGTTTAACACGATTTCAATACAGTAGAAAGGAAATAGGTTGTTGAAATGCGGGAACCTTTTATTGAGAAAGATAAGACAAGAAAGCCGGGTTTCAACGTCGCTGTGCTGCTTAACAACAAGGAACAGGTTAAGGGTTCGGTAGGAATTGAAATTGAACTAGAGGGTCGCAACTTCGTGTATCACGAAGAAGTTCCTTCTCCTTGGGGTTACAAGGAAGACGGCTCTTTGCGAGGGGAAGAAAGCGCCGAGTACGTCCTGAAGAAACCAATTGAGTTCAAGGACGTTAACAAAGCGTTAACTACTTTGTTTGACGCTCTTGAGAAGAAGAAAGCCAAGTTCGATGACAGCAACAGGACTAGCATTCACGTTCATCTTAATTGTCAACAGTTTCATCTTAATCGTCTCGCTGCTCTTATGGCTCTTTGGTTCACGTTCGAAGACCCTCTCACTCAGTGGTGTGGCGAGCATCGTGTGGGTAATTTGTTTTGTCTACGCGGACGTGATGCTTCTGCTATTATCAGTCATCTTCGTAAGTTCATCAAATCAGACGGCAAGTATCAACTCGGGGATCACTTGCACTACTCCGGTCTCAACGCCCAAGCACTGAAGAAGTTTGGTTCTCTTGAAATCAGAACCATGCGAGGAGTAAGTGATCCTGTCGTAATTCAAGACTGGGTTGAAATCCTACAGCGCATGTACGAATACTCAGCGACTGTTACTGATCCTCGTAACGTGTGTTCGATGTTCTCTGGTTACGGTCCTATGTCGATGTTCAACACGGTGTTTGGGCCTAAGGCTCAGACCATTCGAGCCGGTATTTCTTGGACAGACATGGAGTTGACTACCAATTTGTACGAAGGAATTCGCAGGGCACAAGACATTTGCTACTGTCGAGATTGGGATTTGTACAACCCTCAGACAATTAAGGAGGACCCTTTCAACAGAGACTTGAAGAAAGTAATGAAGAAGCTTTCACACGCAGATTGGAACCTAGAAACAAACTCGATTGAGTCGGGTCAAATCTACCACGTTGCACCGGGTACACACATCTTCTCTTCCAACCCTGTCTCGCTGCAATCAGTAGTGGATCCTTTTTCATCACAAGACCATGACTCTTGGTAAAAGTTAAATCAACGAAAGGAAAACGAAGTGACTACCAACACCAAGTTCTTTATCTATCCGTATTCTCAGCTCTCCGCTGGTTCCATTCTTCTTGCTGAAGAGTTGGACGGCAAGCGTGTAAAGCTCAACAACTCTCACTACAGTTACAAGCCGGGCACGGTGTTGATTAACTGGGGTAACGGGAACTGCCCTTACGTGCAGGCGTTGAACCCGGCTTCGGCTATCAACAACGTCATTGACAAGAAGAAGTTCTTCAAGACGCTGGAAGGAACCGGGCTCACTCCTCCTTGTGCTTACACGAAGCAGAGTGCAACTAATCTATCATACCCGGTCGTTTGTCGTACGCTGACTGAAGGACATGACGGACAGGGTATCGTGGTTGCTGAAACGGCTGCTCAGCTTGTTGATGCAAGCCTGTACACGAGTTACATCGACAAGACGAGTGAGTACCGCATCCACGTAGGTCGCAAGACCAACGGCGAGGTTGTCATCATCGCCCGTCAGAAGAAGTACAAGACTGACGCCTTCGAGGGTGATGCTCGCATCTGGACGGGATCGGAGACGAAGTTCCAGTGGATCGAAACCGCCGTGGTTCCTGTTATCACGGTTGCCAAGGAAGCTTTCGCTAAGTTCCCTGAGCTTACGTTCGGTGCTTTCGACATTGTGTACAACAACAGCACGGAGAAGGCTTATGTCCTAGAGATTAACTCTGCCCCTATGTTGAACAGTGACACAGTTAAAGCCTACGCGGACTTCTTCCGCACGTTCCTTACGGAGACAACGACTATGGATACGCCTACCACTCCTGCAACGACGACGACTGCTCCGATTAGTGCCAACACTGGTCTTACGGGTCTAGTGAAGGCTCAGCTAGCTGCTGGACACATCACCAAGCAGCAGCTTGAGCAGTACACGCCTCCGATCACTGAGGAGATTCTCATTGCGAACTACGTCAACGCGATTACCGCAGCATAACGATATTAAAGTGTTGGACATGCAAGTAGTTAAGGCACTAAACATTTTAATAATGCACAGTGATCGACTCCGCAGTGTCCAACACTATGATTTAGTTAACGATAAAGACTATATACTGAGTCTCTATAATAATTAGCGCTATAACCCGGTGGGGAGGTACGTTGCCCCGCCAACTTTACAGAAAGAGTACAATGCGTTGTGAAATTTGCGATAGCCTTCTGTCGCAACCCCGATATAACAGAGAACTAAAAGCGTGGGAACCATGCGAAACCTGCATGGAAGTTATCCAAGACTGTCTAAACGACCTCAAGGATAACGCGGTCTTTGTCGAAGACGACGAGTTTGCCGCCTTAAACGAAGAAGGAATTCCCCTAGACGATACGATTTTACTTGACAATCGTTTCGAATAATGATATAATGCACTATAAAGGACGTTAATCTCCCTTCTTGAGAACTAAGGAACTCAAGGTAAAAAGGGGGGTTTGGGGGGTTGTCCCTCCTTCATATCCTACAAGATAATAATAAACAAGGATATATTAGCCATGACTACGGAAGAAGAACTCAAATACTACCGTAAGAATTTAAAGGAGGGAATTCACAGCAGACGTACCAAGGAGTGGTTGCTGACACGTATTCGGGATTGTGAAGCTGTTCTTGGCATTCCTAGTAAACCCTACAACGGTAATGGAGATTTCAGCAATCTCTAACACTCATCAGCCGTGTCCCAGTCCAGACTGTACTAGCTCTGACGGGTTTTCCGTTGATCCCAAGACTGGATGGGGTCGATGTTTCGTTTGTGATTATAAGGAACCACCAAATGGAAGAGAGACTATTAGTGGATATTCTGAAAGCGTTGTGGAGAATACGAGACACTCTGAACGTGGTTGTAGAACTGAACAGGTCACTCCTCAAACAACAGTCTTCCACGAAGTAACTCATCGGTGTATCTCCCGAGCAGCGGCTAAGAAGTACGGCATTGACGTTGTACAGAACCACGACACCATTGAAGCTCGGTATCCCTACTACATCGCTGGTAAGCACGTAGCTAACAAAGTCAGAACCAAAGACAAGAAGTTCTACTGGGAGGGTGGTAGGGATAACGTACGAAAGGTAGAGTTGTATGGCCAAGGGTTATTTCAGCCGGGTAGTGCACCGCAGATTACAGTCGTTGAGGGGGAGTACGATGCTCCTGCCGCTTGGACTCTTCTTGGCAGTCGTTACCCAGTGGTTAGTGTTGCTAGTGCTGGCACTGCTTTGCGAGACGTTAAAAATAATTACGAATTTCTTGATAGTTTTGAGTCCGTAGTCCTAGCCTTTGACTCCGACGAAGTAGGACAGGACACAGCCAAGAAGTGTGCCGAGTTGTTCAAACCCGGTAAGGTTCGTATTCTTAAACTCACTGAAGCCAAAGACCCCAACGCCTACTTGGCTGCGGGGAAGGCAAAGGAATTCTCCAATGAGTGGTGGAAAGCCCCGAAGTTCATGCCGGACGGTCTCAAGATCGGCACCGACATGTGGGACGAAATCATCAACCGTCCGAAACATTTTCAGGTTGATTACCCTTTCTCCGGACTTAACAGGCTTACGTACGGCCTCAGACTTAGCGAAATGGTCGTCGTCACCGCCGAGACTGGTATTGGTAAAACCTCAATACTTAAAGAAATCGAATACGCACTACTCCAAAACAAAGAACTGAAAGAAAAAGGATATGGCGTTGGGTTCATACACCTTGAGGAGCCGAACTACGATACCGCTCTCGGTCTTATGTCTGTTCACGCCAACAAGCCTTTTTATCTTCCAGATACTGAGCGTACCGAAGATGAACTGCGACAGGCTTACGATGCTGTCATTAACAGTTCTCGGGTTGTTATTTGGGACCATTTCGGCAGCAACTCTGTCGAAGCAGTCCTCAATAAAATCCGCCACATGCACGCTCTTGGTTGTAAGTACGTTGTTCTGGACCACCTTAGCATCGTTGTCAGTGATCAATCTGGTGACGAGCGTAAGCAACTAGACGAGATCGCCACTAAGGCCAAGACGCTTTGTATGAACCTCAACATCGCACTTATCTGTGTAATTCACCAGAACAGACAAGGGCAGATAAGGGGTACGGCTGGTGTTGAGCAACTGGCTAACATTGTAATCAAGCTCTACAGGGATAACACAGATGTCAACGAATGGCGACGGAACGTCACGAAGGTCATGGTGGAAAAGAACAGGTTTTGTGGTAGGACTGGTCCTGCTTGCTATTTGTTCTGGAACGGCATCACAGGCCGACTCGAAGAACTTACAAAAGAACAGGCTGAAGAGTACGAGTCAGGTGGTTCGTCCGCCGACGACTACTTTGCTTCATAAAACCACCTTCAACTGTTACGTTTGTTTAGGTCACTTAAGTCACTTCACCTTCTGGCTAGGGAATTTTAACTATGGATAACCCACCCGATACCAGCGCGCCTCGCCATGTTGGGCCACTCGCAAGCGGTGGCCGTTTCAAAGTGCGCGTTCCTGTCACACCTAACCCACATCGAGAAGCAGGGTCAGCGCTGCCTATCGTTGAATGGCTGCGGAAGGAAGCTCAGATACATCAGACATACAGTAGCGCCATGACTGACACGATGCGGGAGAAGATCGCGCGGGCAGTCGGCGTAGCTCGTCACGGTTTTGCGTCTCCAGGAACTATAGCGCAACACGGCTTAATCGCTCTTGAAGGCTTAGACCACCATATCGCCGACTCCGTTCTCGCCCTCATCGAACCGGTGATGGAGGAGAACGAGCGGCTTCGATCTTTGGTGCGGAAGCACGTTACATTCGCGGGGCGGAAGTTTCCTGAGAGCGTAGCTGAAGAAGCCCGCGCCACCCTTTCCCTGAAAAGCGAGAAGCAGGATGGATAGCACGCAATTTGGCGATGATGTAGCCGCAGACATGCGGGCATATTTTGAGGCTCACAAGCGGGACAAGTGGCAGGAAGGAACCGCCGACAATCTTATGCTTGGGCTATTCAACATCGTCGCCGCCGCTCTCAGGGCACGAGATGAAGGAAGGAGGGTGTGAGAGATAACGTTGCCAGAATACTCGCCGTGATTTCGCTGCTTTTGGCAGTAGTCAACTTCGCAATCCACCATGAGCTAAGCGCCCGCCAAGTCCAGAAGGGAACTCGTAATGGGTGAGGTTGAAACTCTAACAGACGAGCAAATCAATCAGTTGATAGGAGACCATTGGAGGGAAATCAAAGGGCTTCTGCGAGAAAAGAAAAGGAGACTACAAGCTGTATCTGACACCAACGGAGTCTCATTGGCTGATCGACGTGGAGACGAACGGATTACGTGACGACTGTACCCAAATCTTCGTTGTGTGTGTCGAGAACGCAGTAACTCCTGAGAAGAAGTTTTTCAGAGCCAAGGAAGAGTTCAATGAGTGGCAAACCAAAGATAAGATTTTCGTCGGTCATAATTCCGTTGCCTTCGATATTCCTGTTCTTAATAAGTTTTGGAATGCTCGCATCGGTATCTCCCGTGTGGTCGATACCTTTGTTCTCAGCATGCTTTACAGCCCTAGTTTGGCGGGCGGACACAGCCTTGAAGCTTGGGGGCAAAGACTAAAGTTTCCTAAGACGGAGCACAAGGACTTCACTGAGTACAGTGAGGAAATGAGGAAGTACTGTGAAAACGATACAGCAGTTACCAAACGGCTTTACAATCGTCTTGCAAAACGAATGCTTCATATTGGTTTCACCGAACGGGGGGCCATGTTGGAGACTGTTGCGTGGCATATCATACAGAATAAACAGAGACGACACGGCTTTCCGTTTGACGCCGAGCGAGGACACAAGCTGTATGTGGAACTACGAGCCCGTGAAGAGGAGCTAAAGAATGAAATCTACAAGCAGTGGCCTCCGAAGTTCGAGTGTGTACAACGATTTGCAAAAGCGTTTAAAAAAGATGGGACGCCAACTGAACACTATCGAAGGCATCTTGAGCAGTACCCAAAACTTGAAGTCTGCGAAGACGGAGGATATCTTGCTTATGATTGGGTGGAGTTCAATCTCGGAAGCCCACCACAGAGAATTGCAAAGTTGCTTGAGGTCGGTTGGAAGCCTCTTAGCTTTACAAAGAAAACAGAAAAAGGTGGCGGAGGCAATCCGAAGGTAGACGAAGAGTCACTAGTCAAGTTTGCTGAAGAAAGTGGTAATGAAGCCGGAAAGCTTCTTGCTAAATGGATTGTAATCAACAGCCGTGCTAATATGTTCTTTAACATTGACAAGAAAGGCAAAGAGCACGGTTGGTTGGTGGAGTACAACGCTAATACAGGCTGTATTCATGGAAATCTTTGGTTGGCCAAGACACTTCGATATCGGCACGATCACCCCAATACGGCTAATATTCCTGCGGTTAGGGTGAAAGAGGACAAAGAAACAAAGGAGAAACATATTTTATTCGGCGAAGAAGGTTCTTATAGTTACGAGTGTCGCGACCTTTGGACTTGCGGGGATACCGACAAGTATAGTTTGGTTGGGGTAGACGCTAAAGGAATTCAGCTTCGTATCCTAGCCAACTACTTAAACGACGAAGAATTCACAAAGGCTATTCTAAGTGAAGACCCACACACAGCCAACCAACAACGACTTGGGCTCTCTTCTAGGGCTCTTACAAAGACAATTGTTTACGCTACCCTCATGGGAGCGGGAGACAGTAGAATTGCTAGTGAAGCAAATGTGCCGATTAAAGAGGCTAGACTTGCTAAACAGAAATTCTTCGAACAAGTTCCAGGCTTGCCGAAACTTATTAAACGATTGCAGAATGAACTTCATCGCACTGGACGAATTACTCTCTGCGATGGAAGCCGAGTCCTAGTTAGTTCAGATCACATGGTAATCCCGTACTTGCTTCAAGGAGACGAGTCGCGGATTATGAAACAAGCGGGAATTTATCTTGATGAAGAAATCAGGCGACGAAAACTCGAAGCCTACAAAGTCGGTGACATTCACGACGAGTGGCAGTTTGTCGTCCTTAATGAACATGTTGAAGTTTTTATTCAGCATGCTTTGGACGTATTCCCGCGAACTGGACAAAGCTTCGACTATAGAGTGCCAATTGAAGGTGACGCGAAAGTAGGTAAGACATGGGCAGAGACGCACTAAATAAAATTGAATATAGAAAAAACATTATTCAACAAGCTTTTGATAAGCTTTGGGAATATTGTGAAAGTAAAGATTTCTATAATGAGAAAGAATTTAAAGAGTACATGATGTGGGTTCAACACGAAGTCAGTCGTGGTACATGGGGGATTAGTTATTACATTAAGGAACTAAATAAAACACTTGACAAACACGTTGAAACTTGATATAATACTACTATAGAAGAAGGAGATTACTGACATTACTAATAAAGCTGTGGAATTTACTATTCGTGGTACTGTTGACTGGTGTAAACTTCTAGGTCATGCCCGTGCCTACACGGGTGATCCGAGGTTTGACAAAGGACCGAGTTGGTCAGTTGAAATCAACCCCGACAAGAAGTCTCGCGATCTACTCAAGAAGTACGGTCTTCAAGAGAAGCTCAAAAAGGACAAACTTGAGAAACGTGACGGCACTCCAACCAAGAACCCTCGTCCGTACGACTTCGTTCGTCTGACAGTTCTTGAGGAACGAGCAGACGGAGAGAAGAACAAGCCGCCTCAGATTTTCGACACCTACGGTACTCCTTGGAACAAGGAAGTAGAACTTGGTAACGGAACTGTGGCAGACATTATTGTTCGTTATGTTGACTACGGGACCACCAAGGGCCTGTACTTCAAGAAGATGCGAGTGCTTAAGCTTGTTCCGTTCGAAGGTGGAGGGGCAGACTTCGAGCCCTTGTCCGAAGATGATGAGTTCTTCGCTGCCTCGGAAGACGATGTTGCCAAGCTCCCCGCCGGAATGGAACCAGAACTAGAGGATGATTTGAATGACGACATTCCTGAATAAAATTACTCGTTACTTCAAGGAAAACCTTGGAGTTGATTACACCGACTACTACACGGTCCAGAAAGACCCCAAGACAGGAAAGTATGCTATTTATGACCGGGACGGTTTTGTTGTTCGTTCTTACACTCGGCGCACTGACGCTGTTCGCGGTGCGGAGCGGAATGGTTTCACTCTCGTTTAATCGAGGTAAGTACGAGAGTATTGTAGGTCACTTCCGCAAGGCTGTTGCTCAACTTGAGAAGCTTGCCAAGAAGGAAGAAGAGAAGGCCACAAACTTTCTAAACGCCCATCTGGACGCAAAAGAAGTAGCAACCAAGGCTAGCACAACCGCTGCTAACATTGGCAAGCTGCTTGGATAATTTAGAACAACGTTCTCCCGAATGGTATGCGGCTCGCTGTGGAAAGGTCACGGCGAGTCGTATCGGGGACATTCTAAAGACAATCAGAAACGGCAACTATGCAGCCAGTAGACGTAACTACGCGGCTCAGCTTGTAACCGAGCGTCTTACTGGTAAGGTAACTGAAAACTCCTACACCAACGAATACATGGAGTGGGGAAAAGAACAGGAACCAATTGCTCGTGAAAAGTATCAGGAGCAAACTGGGAATACGGTAAACGAGGTTGGTTTTATAAATCATCCTGACATTCCTATGTCTGGTGCGTCTCCTGACGGTGTGGTTGGTGATGATGGGTTACTTGAAATCAAGTGTCTAATCAAAGCCAACCACATTGACATTCTTCTAACGGAAGACCTTGAGAAGTACAAGTATCAAATGCTTTGGCAGATGGCTTGTACGAGACGGAAGTGGTGTGACTTCGTTAGTTACAACCCTGAATTACCAGAACACATGCAGTTGTTTGTCAAACGACTTGAATACGACGAACACGAGATTTCACGAATTGAGTTGGAAGTACAGAACTTCTTGAGTGAAGTCAACACCACCACCAAAGAGTTAATGGAGAAGTTTCCTGCCTAGGCGTAACAAGAATGCAGCGGAACGAAGTTTCATTAACTTCCGCAGTAAGTTTGAAGAAACGATTTGGGATGCGGCGGGACGAAGCGCCAAACTTTCGTATGAACCAGAGTTCATTCCGTATATAATGCGTGGTGCTTATTTGCCTGACTTCATCATCTTGAAGAATGGTATTATTGTCGAAGCTAAAGGTTACTTGGACGCAGCGGCTTGCAAAAAGATGCTTGCAGTCAAACGATCCAACCCTGACCTAGATATTCGATTTGTATTTCAGAACGCTAACGGAAAGCGCAACAAGCGCGCCAAACTCAAGAACTGGGAATGGGCTGAGAAGCACGGTTTCCCTTGGGCTGAAGGCACTATTCCACAGGCGTGGCTAAAGGAAAAGAGACCATCAGTAAAATCTTAGTATTGGACATTGAGACCCGACCAACCAAGGCTTGGGTTTGGAAAGGGTTCAAAGAGAACATCGGCCCGGATCAGATTATTGAACCCGGTCGAATGATTTGTTTCGGAGCCAAGTGGCACGGCCAACCCGGTGTTGAGTTCTACTCTGAGTGGGAACACGGTCGTAGGTACATGCTGGAACAGGCTGCTCGGTTGCTTGAAGAAGCAGACTTGGTTGTAGGTTTCAACCACGAAAGCTTCGACGTAGCCCACATTCGAGCCGAGCTTCTACAGGAGAACATTGACCAACCCGGTCCTTTGACCTCCGTGGACCTTCTTAAGACAATCAAGGCTCGTCTGCGGTTGTTCAGTAATAGGTTGATGTTCGTGGGACCTTACCTTGGTATTGGTAAGAAGGTTGAGCACGAGGGTTTTCCGCTGTGGCTTAAAGTCATGGCAGGAGACGAGCGAGCTCAGAACCGAATGAAGAAGTACTGCGTACAGGACGTAATCCTAACTGATCGTCTGTACAAGCGTCTTCGTCCGATTATCTTTAATCATCCTAACATCGGTCACACGGGTCACGCCTGTGCTACTTGTGGTAGTACAAACACTCAGAAGCGGGGTTTCTACTACACACGTACGTTTAAGATACAAAAGAACAAGTGTAATTCCTGTAAGAGTTGGTTCAAGACCACGAGGAGTAAGATTACCTAGAATGGACACGGAAACGAAAAGGCGTATCGAAGATTTTTTCACTGGCACTGAACTAGTGGATTTTCTGTGTATCGACGTGTCCGAAATCATTGAACGTTTTGAAGACGAAGTGGAAAGTGTACTTGACGAAATCGAAGAACTCATGCAAGTCAGAGGAGCTTAAAGATCGTAAAGGAAGAACAGTTAGTGAGATCTTCTACTACTTTTGGCTTGGCAGGGACAGTGAGCGGGAGGGAACACGTGACTAAGGAATTTACTAATGACGACCCATCCCTCATCGGTACTGGCGCTATTAAGTACGATGGAGGTAAAGCATCTCTCTTCCGAGGAGTTGTTAAATATTTTCCAAGAGCAATTAACGCTGTTGGAGAAATCTCAACTTTCGGCGCTCGCAAATACGCTTGGAATGGATGGGAAGGCGTCGAGGACGGAATTAATCGATACTCTGATGCAATGGTTCGTCACCTCTGTAAAGAAGGAGCCGGAGAAGAAATTGACCCCGATAGCGGCCTCCTTCATGCAGCGCATACGGCTTGGGGCGCTTTGGCGAGACTAGAGCTAATATTGAGAGAGAATGAACGTAAGTGATTTCATAAACGGACTATTCGAATTCACAGGAGCGTTAATGACACTGTTGAGTGTTAAAGCTCTTCTGCGAGACAAAGAGATCAAAGGTATTCACTGGGGACCAATTGTATTCTTTACTAGTTGGTCCTCATTCAATCTTTGGTTTTACCCTTTCAACAAGCTTTGGTGGAGTTTTGCTGGCGGAGTATCAATCTTCGTAGTGAATTCTACTTGGCTTTATTTGGTGTGGTACTACAGTGGAATTAAATACAGGATTAGACGATCAGTGGATTTCGCTTCTGTCGGGAGCGAAGTTTAACTACAACAAACCAGAAGAAAGTGATGTTACACTTCACGACATTGCTTCAGCTCTTTCAAACGTATGTCGGTTTAGTGGACACCTTCCGCGTTTTTATAGTGTTGCTCAGCATCTTGTGAATGCGTCATATATTGTAAGTTCAGAAAATGCGTTCACGGCTTTGATGCATGATACAGCAGAGGCGTTTACTAACGATCTTCCTACACCCCTTAAGTGGGCACTTCCGGTATTTAAGAACTTAGAAATTAAGATCGAAGGTGCAATGGGTGAGAAGTTTGGGTTTGAGTATCCATACCCCCATGAGGTTAAGACTGCCGACACTATTATGTTGATGCTTGAAAAGTATTACGTGAAGCAGTGTAATGATTATTGGCCCGGTTATTCAGATGAGTATCCAATCGAGAGTCTTGATAAGTATGTACCGTTGGTTGACTTGACTAGCTGGCGTCCAAGTATCGCACGTAACAAATTTCTAGCACGTTATGAGGAATTGAGTAATGCCCGGAATGCGGTCCTTCTCTCCGAAGCAGCGACGAGAGCAGAGGCGGCGTAACCACATCGCTAAGGACTTGAACACCCCTAAGTACAAACAGCGTCGAGTTGAAAACAAGAAGAGGAAGTCACGTATTGACAAGGAAGCGGAAGACACCAATCGATCTTTGTTTGGAATGGAATAGAGAAAAGGCACGACGAGCCAAAGACCCTAAAGATCGTGCCAGATATGAAGACAACATCAAGAACCTAGAGGCTTTCCGCGATGCTAATTAGTCGAATTTATCACAGTCGTGAAGACAGGGTTGCAGACCTACACGACAGTAACGAACAACTCAACTACGACGGACACGACGGAGAACGCCTGACTGACGTTGCTGACGTAGTTGATGACTTGGTTGGAAAGTTCTGTGAAGCCCTCGACAAGTACGTGGAGTCAGAAGACGACGACGAGCTTGAGTACAATCGCCGTAATGCAATTGAACGTTGGGCGTTGGCTCAGGCGGCACTAAGTAAAGCCGCTTGGGTGATGAGGCTAGACGGCAACGTGGCTTACGAACGAATGATTAATGCGCTGAAAGACGGAAGCGCAGCAGACATGCGAGGTCTTTAATGACAGGAAAAGAGCGTATAGCAGAAGATATAAGACTCGTGCGAAATATTGATTTTCTTAGTATTGATAAAGACAACATGGAGTTTCAAGCAATAGCAACTTGTTATCAGTTGGAAGCTTTGAACCGAATAGTGGACGCAGTTGAATTCACAGAGTTCCAGCTTAATGGATGATTACCAAAGGTTTATACATTGCAGCCGCTACGCCCGGTGGCGTGACGACCTAGGACGACGAGAGACTTGGGAAGAGACTGTAGAACGTCTACTTGATTACTATAACAGCCATGTACTATTTACAGCCTTTACACCTAAGGGCTTTTATGAAGATTTACGTGATGCCATAATTGACATGGAAGTCATGCCCAGTATGAGGGCAATGATGACAGCCGGTCCTGCACTAGACAGGTGCAACGTGGGGGCGTACAACTGCGCTTATCTCCCCGTAGATAGTCCTCGGTCATTCGACGAAGCCATGTACATCTTGATGTGCGGGACCGGTGTTGGTTTTAGTGTAGAGGAAAAGTATGTCAGTCAACTCCCTCGCATTACAGAAGAGTTTTCAGAAACGGAAACAACAATCATCGTGGATGATTCTAAGGAAGGATGGGCAAAGTCTTTTCGGGAAATCATCACGCTTCTTATTGCTGGTCAAGTCCCCAAATGGGATACTCGAAAGGTACGTCCTTCTGGAGCGAGACTCAAAACCTTTGGAGGAAGGGCGAGTGGTCCAGAACCGTTGGAACGGCTCTTTGCGTTCACTGTACGACTTTTTAAAGGAGCACGAGGTCGTCGCCTCACGGCCCTAGAATGTCATGATCTAATGTGTATGGTCGCCGATGTTGTAGTTGTCGGCGGAGTACGCAGAAGTGCAATGATTTCTCTGTCAGATTTGGGCAGTGAAGCAATGGCCACAGCTAAGTCTGGAAGCTGGTGGGAAGGCCACGTCCACAGACAACTTGCTAACAACAGTGCGGTGTACAATGGCAAACCGGAAATCGGAGAGTTCCTCAAAGAGTGGAAAGCCCTCTACGACAGTAAGTCAGGAGAACGAGGAATCTTCAATCGAGACGCTTCTCGAAGGATCGTTGAAAAGCTTGGAAGACGCGATCCGAACCATGACTTCGGCACTAACCCGTGTTCAGAGATTATCCTACGACCCTTCCAATTCTGCAATCTTACGGAGGTTGTCGTCCGACCTGAGGACACGTTCGATAGCCTTAAACGCAAGGTCCGCCTCGCTACAATTCTTGGTACAATCCAGTCTACCTTCACTTCCTTTCGATACCTCCGAAAAGTCTGGCAAAAGAACACGGAAGAGGAAAGACTCCTTGGAGTAAGTTTGACTGGTATCTGTGACAATAGGAAATGGCCTGAGATTGATCTGAAAGAACTTCGAAATGTTGCTATCGAAACTAACAAAGAGTGGGCGGATCGTCTTGGCATTCCCCCTAGTACTGCCATTACTTGCGTTAAGCCTTCCGGCACTGTTTCTCAGTTGGTTGACAGTGCTTCTGGCATCCATCCTCGGTGGAGTCGTTACTATCTTCGTACGGTACGAAACGATGCTAAAGACCCTATTACCCAGTTTCTACAAGATGCCGGTGTTCCGTGGGAACAAGATTCTCGTAATCCCTCTGCGGTGGTCTTTGCGTTTCCTAAGCGAGCGCCAGATGAGAGTGTTATTCGCAGTGACGTTAGTGCCTTAGGCGAACTAGAAAATTGGAAGCACTTTCAAGAGAACTGGTGTGAACACAAACCAAGTGTAACTATTTCGGTGAAAGAAGATGAGTGGCTCGAAGTGGCTAGTTGGTGTTATTCTAACTTTGACTTACTTAGTGGTGTATCGTTTCTACCCTTTGATCCAACGGAATATCCGCAAGCGCCGTACCAAACACTAACCGAAGAACAATATAATGAGTGGGTAAAGAAAATGCCCGCGTCCATAGATTGGAGCCGACTAACTGAGTACGAACGAGAAGATCACACAACAGGAAGCCAAGAACTCGCTTGCGTTGCCGGAGTCTGTGAGATTTAGGGAGATTGAAACCAATCTTCTGTACGACTGCAAGCTAATGGATACTGGTGTAATTGTACGCCAGTGTCCTCCTTACGAACACAACATTACTTTCGTCGAGTTTGACGAATTCGCAGATCGATTTGAGGTGAGTTATGTCGCTAGTTGACGTACACGGTAATGACCTGACAACCAAGAAGCGTCGGCGTCAGACAAGTTCAATGAAGAAACAAACCCGCTTCGGAGACGTTCTCTTTAAGCTCGTTGTTGATCTTCCTGAAGGAATGGGGTCTGACGACTTCAATCAACTGATGGTTGAGTACTTCGGGATTGGTTACGAAGCTTTTAAACAGAAAGTTAGACTATGAGTAAGAAGAAAACAGAAGATACGTGCCCTTGGATTCTTGTTCTTCTTCTATTGCCTTTTGCCTTTATGGGTTTTTGTTTTGGTCTGAATGCTATCTTCTCGTTCGTCGATAAAGTTAACACAACCGCTGTTGAGGTTCAGGAACTTAAAGCTAAGCAAGACAATATTGGCATAGCATATTGGGAAGAAGACCCGATAAGAGTGGTAGAGCGGGCTAATCATGTTCACTCTTTCTAACCCGTACGTGTTAATTGGTGGGGGCGTAGCTGCCCTCGCCATTGCAGGTTCCTTTTACGTACAGAGTACATTGATACACAAATGGCATACCCAATACGACTGTGTTCAATCTGGTTTGAACTGTCCTAAGGGGACAGAGAACATTCCTGATTTGAAAGCTAAGATCAATCAAATGACAACTGCTCAGAACCTACAGCAAAGTAAGTCTGAGCAGGCAGTTATTAAGGTTGTGCAGGGGCCTCGTGAGGTGCAATCTATCATCAAAGAAATAGAGGCAGCACCGGCTAAACCGTGTACTGCCCCAGTAGATTCCGACGAGGTGAAGAATGCGTTTTGACTGGTTGGTTCTTATCCCTTGCCTAGCAGCTTGCGGATTAACGCCAAAGCCTGAGATAAGAATTCAGACTGTCCACTGCCTGACACCGGAACAGTTTGTGAAACTGGTGCAGGCGGAGCCTCCGAAGATTGGACAGCATTTGGAGCAGGACCTTGGGAAGCAGAATCGGCAACTGAAGGAACAGAATGTTCTTGTTCGTCAGTATGCGGACGGTCTTCTACAGGTTCTTGGTGGGTGTACAGCTCCTTCTCCTTAGCCCGTCTAGCAACTAAACCCGGTTCGACTTTGCCGTTGTCGTATTTCCACTTAGGAAACTCGGCAGCGGCTTTGTCGTATTCACCTTCTTTGTGAAAGGAACACAAGTGACTACTGAGGAACTGAGAAGGCCCAACGTTAAACACAAAGTCGGTGAGTGCGTCAAACTGTCCTTGGGTGCAGGGAAGGCAGTGTTGATTGACGAAATTAGCAGCGTAGTTCATGTCATGCTCAAGGAGAACCTCGGCCACCTCTTGGGTGATGACTTGATTAGGTTTGACTCCGCCCGTGTGTCCATATCCTATTGTCCAGACACCTCCGGTATCTTGGTAAGCCTTGAGCCTACACCCCTCAGATTGTTCAGTTAGGTTGTAACAGTCTTTACTTGGGAGCATTCGGAGTGTAGTCCGGGGTCATAATAGCGATAGCCCCACAGATAAACGAACCAATGATTAGTTTTGGATAACCGGCTGCGGCTGCGGCTACGAATACTCCGCCTAGACCGGCCCAAGTACTAGCCTCCATTAGTCTGTTCTTGAGATAGTTAAAAGTTTTTAGCACGATCAATAGCCTCTCTTACTTTACTGTAGTGTACGCGATTAGTGAAGTACACACGTTTGAACAGTTCGTTGGGATCGTAAATCCCGCTGTCGATTAGTTTTCTGACTTGGTTTACTAGGTTAGTATCTGACATATCCGTACTTCTTAAGGTTTTCAGGACTAATGGAACTAGCAGCGGCCATAGTGGAAGAAACGTAGTCGGCGGTCTTCATGTGACCGTCGCTCAGCCCCCTTACTGTTGCCGTCCTCAGATCGTGGCCTGAGTGATACATAGCCAAGGCGTCTTCCCAATTCCCAGTTCTTTTGTAGTTGTCACTGAGTATTTGGAGAGCCAAGTCTACATTGTCTTCGGGAGACATACTCTTAACGTCTTTGCCGTAGGCAGCGGCAGTAGCGGGCATGATTTGTCCGGGGCCCATAGCGCCTTTGTCACTAGTCTTGTTATTTCGACCACCACTTGTCTCTGTGTGGAACAGGGCGGCAGCAATGTTCGGAGGAACGTTGTGCTTCTCCGCTGAAGCAGCAATGGTTGAAGCCAACGGGCTAGGACCAATTGCAGAAACTTTAACCGGAGCTGATGAAGACGAAGAAGAATTCGGAAGATTGTTAACGAAGTCCAGCATGTGGCTAATAGCGTCGTCAACGTTCTGTTCAGGCGTCTTACCGTTCTTCTGAGCAGCCGGTTTCTTCAATGACTCTGGCATCTGTCCGGTGGCGAAGTAGCGCTTGGCTTCTTGATACGAAACGCCTTTACCAAGTGTATCGTCGTAACCCTTAGCTCCGGCGTCACTAAGGTTGTGAAGCATTGCGTTAAGAGTCGCTGCCTGTTCTAGTACAGCGGTCGAAGGATTAGGTTTAGACATTCCTCCGTACGTACCGGGACTGGCTGCTTCGGCTAGACCGAAACCACTGCTTGCACTAGCGGCGTTAGGAACCTTTTGTCCGTTCCAGATTGCACTCCAAGTAAGAGTATGGGGATCAAGCTTAACACTGTAGTACTTGTCTCCAGAGTTTACCTCAGCAAGAGTTTGATACGTACGAGTGTTAGCCGGTATCCACGAACGAATGGCTTCAAACTTGTCAGGAGCATTAGCGTTGACGTTGAATAACGCGGTAGTAACACCACGAGTGTTAAGGGCCTTACCCTGCATTAGAATGTTACTGAAGCCCCACTGAGGAACAACGTCCACGGCTACACCAGCAGTCTGCTTGATTGAGTTAACCAGCGCAAGGTGCCCCTGCTTGTCAGTTCCATTTGAACTAGCTGAGTCTCGGGCTAGAGCGTTAGTTGCAACCAAAGCAGCAGGAGCGGCAGCACGAAGCTTCTCCGGGTCCCAACTGTTAGGATCAATAGCTCCACTCAAAGACTGCACAAACTCCGTAAAGCTCGGAACCTTCGAGGGATCGGTAATGGCGTTGTTGAGTTCCTTACTCAGCATATCCATCAGTGGTTTGTTTCCAGTGATGGAAGGACTAAGGAGGACCCCAACAGCCTGTGGTCCAATCAGTCTCTGAATCTTCATCAGAGTCGGGGCTGACTTAGCGTAATCAATACCAAGAGTATTGGTGATGTTCTCAAGAACTCGCTTGTTCATTTCTACAACGGACTGAGGTCCACTAATCATGTCAACTAGAGACTGTCTCTGCTGTTTGTACAGAGAGTCAATGGTCGAACGATCTTCGGGTGTAAGCGTAGAAAGGATCGGAGCCAACTTGGCATTATAAGCCACGTCGAGAGAAGGCAGTGCTACACTCATCAGGTGGCTCTGAAGCTGCTCTAGTCTTCCCGGCTGACTGGCAAGAGTGGTATCACCAAGAAGGTTGACCATGATCTTACCAAGATTCCCGAAGTTGCCTGACATGTAGTCAGTCATCTTCTGAACCAACGTAGAACTCTGCTGCTTCTGAAGAATAGTCCTCTGACTGTCGGTTAACTGTACGTTCTTGAGAGTTAGGTCAGCCTGTTTGGTAGCCGTATCTAGTTCGACTTCCTTGGCTTCAAGATTACCAACCGTAGCAAGGATTTTAGCCTGTTCATCCGGCGGACGCTGGAAGAAGTCAGAGTAGCCGTACTTGGTTACAGCAGCTTCCTGCTGCTTGTGTAGAATGTTCTGTTGAGAAGTCTGATCGGCCTGAAGGGCTGTTTCGGCATTGTTGTACTGCTGCATAATCATATTCTCGACTCCCGCCTCTTTGAACACCTGATACACAGCATATTCATGGCCGGGATTAGCGGCTAGTGCCTGTCTTAGCACGGCAAGGGATTTGGCTTGAGCCATTGAGGGATCAATTTTACCCTGTGCAGCAGCCTGTTGAGAGTTGGCTGCCTGAGTAGCTAAAGGCTTAGCGTTGGCTGCCGCCTGTTCACTGCCGGGTGGAATGTTTGCCTTAGGAGCAATAGAAGGATCAGAGAACAAGTCAACAACATCTTTAGCTGCGTTGTTCTTAGCAGCAAGTTCAGCAGCGGCTCTTTTACTGGCTTCGTTTTGATCTAATTTGGTTATAACTCTGTCAGCCACACCAACGAGACCTGACCCGAAGTCAGCAAGTGCTCCAAAGATGGAGGGGGTAGCAGGAGCGGAGTTTACGAACCTCTGCTGACTGTCTACTTCAGTTGGAAGTCTTCCACCTAGATCGGCCATTAGTGTTGTGGTTCCTCTACGTTCATAGTTGCATCTTGATTGTTAAACTGGTCGTTGATTTCATTGATTGCTTCGTCTGTCGTTTGTTCGCTTTGACGAATACGAAGAAGTCTGCTATAGTCTGAAGGATCACGACCTAGGTGTGCCTTACGTAGCACGTCCATCTTGTCTTCCGGTGGAAGCATGTTAATGAACTGACTTACAATACGGGCGTTCTGGTTGAACTTATCCGGCTCTCGGACACTTTCAGCCCAACGACTGTTAACGAAGTCGGCGGCATCCTGAACCATCTGTTGTTTGTTCTTACGCCAGTCCATAATTGCTGATCGGTCCCTTAACTCTCCGGGAGCGAACCCTAGAGCAAAGAAAGCAGCGTCAGCAGGAGGAAGGCTGTCAATTAACACTCGTCCTTTCTGACTGGTGTAGATACCGTACTGCTTAGCGAAGTAAGCCTTGAAGGCTACATTGTTGACTGTGGAAACCTGTTTGAACAGAGTATCCCAGTCGTTTTGCGTCATGTCGTAGGGGTTTTCCCCTCCGGTTTCAGCCGCCACCCAATGTTGAATGAGAGAGTATGCCGAACCAGCCGCCTCACCAAACACACTGTAAGTTGCACCACCGAGCATATCAGCCGGGGTCGTTTTGTCGCCGTACTCAGAGTAACCCATTAACTTCTCCGCCGTTTGCTGGAAAAAGTCTCCGGTTCCAAGGCGCTGACCAACTTGAACATCTGCTCCGGTTGATAGGTGAATTAACTCGTCCACCATTCCGCGCTGTACTGTTGCCCACGCAACCTCACCCGGACTTGGCTGACCTCTTGGATCATTTGGTTCAGCCCCGAGACGAGGAGCCGCACCTGTCTGATTGTTTATGTAATCGACCACCAAGCCAGCAGCAGGAACACCGGCGGCACCAGCCATGAAAACCTGAGCCATGAGTAGGCGGGCTTTCTGCGAGTTGGTAAACTGCTTGCCAACCATTGCCTCCATCATACGCCAGTTGTACGCCCAAAACTGAGTTGGAATAGAAAGGAGTCCCTTTTGCCACGCAGCAGCGCTAGTCTGACTCATATTAAAGGAGTAGTTCTCCGTACGGGCTCGGAAAAATTCGTTAAACTCGAAGTTATCGAAATCAGCCTTACCGAAGTTCTTTACCGCCTCATCATACGCAATACGGGCAGCAACCAAACGGTTCGCATCTTCCGCTCGGTTGAAGAAGAACCTTCCCGCAGTTCTGACAGCATCTTGTTTGCTAAGAAAGCTATACGCTGCTGCTGGATGAGAGGTGTTGACGAGCAGGTGACTATCGCCGAAAGCGAATATACCGCTCTTGTCAAGAAACTTCATGTACTGCTTGAACTCTTGTTCGGAGCTGAAGCCAGCAAGTTTCCCAAGGCCGCGCTTTGCAAGAAGGTCGAGCACGTTATCGCCGATACCATTCTTAAGAGCAGTACGGTAAGCGATCATGGCAGGAATGGTTGAAAGACCCTTTAGTCCTGCTCCGGGGCTCATGGCAATAGCCGAGAACGCCGTACTGATCTGTACGAACAACTGACCGGGGTTGAACATTCCGAGTTTCATGTCGAAAGTCAAACCACGGAGGACATTTACGGGGTTGTGATCCATCAACCACAGCGGGGCTTTACTGAGGCCCTGTAAACCGGGAATGTCTCCCAACCACTCGTGGAGACGACGAAGAGAGTTTTCTTTCTCCAAGTCAAACTGACCACGGAAGTTCAATATACGTTTAATGGCTTCTCGCTGACCTTCAATCTGGTGCGCGAGGTCTCGCTGTACTCCACGGCCCACTGCTCCGCTGTTAAAGATTTCAGCAGGAGTCGATCCGTGGTTGTACTCAAGAAACTGACCATAAGTGTTAACCCACCTCTGGACGGCTGAGGTTTTAAAGTCGTCAAAAGAACTAAGCCGAGCAACGTTGAATAAGGCATTGTTCTGCATCTTGAAAGGGTCAATCGTAGGCGCAAGGTCTCCGTTGACGTTCTTTAGAGCGTCGCCCTTGGCACTGTAATACAGTTGCCCGTTAGTTCGGTAGAAGCCGTTGGCTCCCGACTCATCTGCAAACTTCCCCCCACTTTTTGCGTAAGCACTTGGAAGTTCTCTGTCAAATAGGGCTTCAAATGGATGGTCTGTTGACCAAGTTCCGTCCTTGACTCCTTTGATGAAATCCTCTCCGGTTGGAAGACCATTCTTACCTTTGAAGACTTCTCTGTCTAGGAGCTCTGCGCCTTTACCGTCACGTACAGCAAGACGAGCCGCCTCCATTGCGTTAGCCCACTCAGCCGCTTCGGCTTTAGTGCTGGCGGTTACAAAGACGTTCGGTTTGTCTAGTCTTTCGATACCGTCAGCAGTAGTGAAGTGAGCCGCCTGTTTAACAAAGTACTTGTCTGCGTAAACGCGGTGTCCGCCTTCGGAGTAAGGAAGGACGTACTCAGGAAGAATGTTGGCTTCCAACTCGCCTTTCTTGACTAGGAACTTTCTGTACGCCGGACCGTCAGCCATTTTAACCGGCTTTTCAGTGGTTACAACGAGGTGTCCCTCGCCTTCCAGTTCTTTAAGACGTGCTTCAGTAAGATCACCAACCTTGTGTGTAACTCCGGTAGAAGTTTCCAACATTGGTTCGTCAGGAACCTTCAAGTCGTGTTCGACAATACCGAGAGAGTCAACGTCCTTTCCTAGTGCGTTGAACCGAACCTTTTCCACTCCCCGAGTAGCAAGCTCAGCCAACGAATTCGCATTTCGCATCTCGAAGTCAATGTCGTTAGCGGTCCTGTAATTATAATAGGCAGCTTTGACTTTATCATTCGGGAGTTTTCCAGTTGCTCGTTCCCAAACAGTGTCAAACTCAGTCGGCGAAAGCCAACGGGCTTCATTTACACCCTTGCTTACGACTTCACGAAGATACGTACGATCAGTAGGAGCCAGTTTAGTCACAGTCTTGTTGAGGTCTTTGATTTCCCTTATCCACTGCTGCTGAACTTGTCCTGCCTGAGTTCCTTTGGCAAACACTTTGGCATCAGAAGTAACGGTGTTACTACCGAACCAACGAGCCATGAAGTGCTGAGTAGGAGGGTTGAGCTGACTGGTTAGGAAGCCTGTCTCTCGCATGTTCATCTTTACACGCGGAAAGAATTGGCCAGACTGATCCATAACTACGTTGCTAGGATCAGCCCCATAGCCCTGATTACGCAGCCAGTTCATTGCTTCATCTTCAGAAGCAAACGGTTTGTTAATAGTTGCAGCAACCTGAGTGATCTGCTGACCATTGCTGAGTCGCACGTCAACAGGCTCATAATCAAGGACGTTACTGTTCGTACGAGCCCTGATGGTATCCAGTGTGTTGTTGATAGCTACTTGTTTCTCCTCCTGAGAGAAGAAACGATTAGGAGACTGGATCATCTGGAACTCAGGTGAGTTCATAATCTCACGAGCATACGCAACCTGATCGGCTACGTCACCAGCCCTAGATACAGTTTTAGGAATAGTAACATCGAATTCAGGATTAAGATTTGCCGTACTAGAAAGAAGAGAACCTTTGGTTACACCTTTCGGTTCGGGGCGGAGCAAAGGATTAAGCGGCTTGGGAAGACCCTGTTCTACCAGTTCATCAGGAACAACAGCCGTCTTCGAAGTCATCGCAGGAAGACCTTCGTTGGCTGCGATCTCAAAAGCATTAGCTACACGATTGGTAGCGGCAGCACGAGCTCCCATACCAGTGAGAATGTCACTGCCATGAGTTAGAGCTGTACCGACACCCTTGAACAACGGAGCAACCATGGCAAGGTCTAGTGCGTTAGTTGCGTCTCCGTAGATACGCTGGTACTGATCCACACCACCTTTGAAAGCAGAGAGGAGCTCCTGTGCTTTTCCGGGATCGTGGAGTCCGAAGTAAGAGCTGTTGCTTTGAATGTTAGCCAGAAGGTTTGGAAGATACTTACCCTTCTGATCGATAGGCATTGACTGCCAAGCCAAAACTTGCTTACCGAGTTCTCCGGCAGGATCAAGAATGGTGCGAAGAAGCGAAGACTGATAGCCGCCGGTGCCATCCTTTACGTTACCGCTGTAAGACCTCATGGTCTTAAGCAGTAGGCTGTCAGGAATAGCAGCAATGGTCGTTAGTATCTTGTGCCAAACCGGTTCTTCGTTGGCATCGAAACCCGCTTTCTCTATAGCGTTAGCAATCATCAGATTGGTCTGGTAGAAATCCTTCATTACTCCGAAGGAAGAATTCTTGGCAGGATCAAGGCGATTGTACAGAGCACGAGCCCCTACTTCATCACCAGCGGCTAGCTTGTCATGTATAGCGTTAATGGCTTCTTCTTCAAGAGAAGAATACGACAAATCCTGTACACGATTAATTCTGTCGGCAGCAGTGGTACGCTGTACGTTAGATACAAGTTCAGGAGTGAACAACTGTCCGCTGTGCGGATCGGGTGTGCCGACGAGGCCCTGTAAGGCTTGAACCTTTTCTTTGGTTCCGTCAACCACAGCCTGCATACGAGTCGTGGCTTCTTGGCCACTAGAAATGATCTGGTGGGCCTGATCTAAAGCTGACTGAAGAGTTCCTGCGATGTCATCAACGGTTGCGTCGTGTGACTTCTGGATTAGTGCCAGAGCCATTGTGGAAGTACGGCTAGGAGTAGGCACGTTATCGTTAGGCGTAGCTTCGCTGTCAGCCTGAGCGTCAGTGCCGAAAGGACTCGTCTGCTGTTGTACGAAAGGAGAAGTTGGGATCGGATCAGCCATAGTTAAATGTGACTCGCACCAAAGTCAGCAAGCTTAAATCCGAAGTTTTCAATCGAACCCCACATGTCTGCTTTAGCCTTGTAATGTTGTGCCTTGTCTCCGTACTGCTCAGCAAGGTCGGTAAGATGATTGTAAGTGTCAAGGAAAGAAACGTTGCTCATCATTTGACTAATGATGCTAGCCTGTCCGCCTTGAGCAGCAGAGCTAGAGGAAACACCTTGGTTTTCTGCTGATTGCTGAACTTGGGCTAGAGCCTGTCTGCCAGTACGGATTGCATCCATTCTCTGTCGAGCGCCTTGTAACTGGGTTTGCTGACGAAGAACAGCGGTCTGGTCTTGAATAGCATGGGCTTGTTTCTTCTGAGCAGAAGCACCTTCAAGTGTACCTACTGCGGCAACACCGACACCAACCGCTAAAGCGCCAACAGCAATTGCTACAGGAGGCATATTAAAACGTGATCCTCAGTTCGAGTAATTCTTGTTCAAGACCGTTAGCGTAAGAAATAACTTTCGCTAGACCTGTCTTCTGAAATCCAAAAGACTCAGCAAATCTAATCTCGGTCTCCATTTCAGGAGGAATCCAAGTGTCGATGTGATGCCAACCTTTTTCGGTCAGGGTGTACATAAGACAAGCAAAGACTTCTTTCATGTGCTTCAGTCGTTCCGCGTCAATTGGAAATTCATTCTCAATGTGGAAAGACAACTGACCTAGTACGTCAATGAAGTAAAGTCGAAGCCCCTCTTCTTCGTAAACTAGGTTACGGAATGGGTGAGCCGGAGACTGCGATTGACCATCCAACGAGGTCGAAGTTCTTTCCTGCGTCGCTAGTTCCGAATCTGAATTGGATTGCTTTTCCATTACCTCTTACCTTATTCTTTGTGACTACCATGCTGTAGCCGGTGTCAGCAGTGTCAAGCAAAAGTCTACCGGGACGATAGAGTTCCACAGGAGTCGTCCACTTGTTAGACATAGCACTGTTTGCCCAGTCCCACTTGACTGTTAGTTGACAGCTCGAAGGATAGTTAGGTTGTCCGCCTACAATGGCTGTTTCTGTTTTAGTCAAATAGGCAAACAAATATGTGATGTTCTTGTTACGCATGGAGTCTTCGAATATCTCATATCCGGCTTCCATGTAACTGTCGTAAGTAACTCCGATACCATTCAAGGTGTACCAGTCTACAAAGTTGCCGCTTCGGACTTGGGAGATACGAAGGCTCGTTCCACTTGTAGTGATGTACTCGACTTGACTGGGAGGAATATCCGTGGGAACGGTGTAGGAATTGTTTTTTGTTCCTAAGTAAATACCCTTAATCTTGTAGGCACTCGGAGAGAACTTCCAAGGGTAGAATGCACCCAACGTCAGGTCCAGAATTAGGATTTTATCGTACTGAGCCGTTCCGGCACTTTCTCTGTACAACCAGTAAATACAGTTATTCTTAGGGTCGAATACCGACTTTACGTCTACTCGTGAGGTATCCGGGATGGCGTTGTAAAAGCTCTGAATTCTTTCTTCTGAGATGTTAGTCTTGTCAAAACTGACAATAGAAGTGAACTGGCCTTTATTTTGGGTGACACCCATGACACCAATGTCACTCCACCAAAAGACTGAAGTATCGGTTTCAACAACCGACATAGGAGAGTGACAACCAACCGGAGAAACCTTGTTCACCGAGATGTCTAGGGCAGTAAAACCTGAAGCCGTTCCCGTGATAGCCCACACACCGTTGTGTGCGAATACAAGCATCGCTCCACCGTGGGGGACCATTCGGACGATCTTGACTGACTCTGGAATGGGAATAACCCCACCGTCAGTGGCCAAAGGATCGCTGATGTTCTCCGAGGTTGGGTCGGCATCCATGTAGCAAAGAGATGCCTTTTTCTTATCTGTCAGAAGCTGACTGAAATAAACAATGCTTCCACAGGCGAACCAAGCACGTCCAGAGAAGAAGGCGACTGTGCCGGGTCGGTCGTTAGTTACTTCATCAGGGATACCTACAACCCCTGAGATATTGGCCCGATCTTTCTTAAAAGCATTAAGAATGTAGTGGCCACGAGGAGCGTGTAGGTTCCCCATGTAAATCTTCTGGAGAACTTCTGGTAGGAAGTCTCCGATTTTAAGACCTCTTGTGGAGTCGTCAATTTCAGAACGAGCTAGCCACCACTGCTGGTTATTAGCAGGATACCTACCAATTCTGTTGTAGTACTGGGTGATTGGGTCAACGGGTGTGGTCATAGTTTACAGATATGAATATTTGTTTCCATCGTAAGGATCGTAGTACTGCTCTTTATTGGTAGTGGGAGGAGTGGGAGCAGTATACGGGTCAGTAGTGCCAGCACCTTCGAGAACCCCGCCTGTGCCCGGAGAGACCCATCCCTGATTTCTCAGGTTGTACAAGTGCTCTTTAGTCAGGGTCGTGGGCTGATCTTCATTACTGAGTGAGTCTTCAATACCATCGAAGTCTCGAATTAGGAGGTTAATCCTAAGAGTGCTGAAGGTATCTCCAGCCTTGTCATAGTCAATCAAGAAGGGATCAATGAAAGGAGAGACTACGAAAAGCCAACCCTTACCTGAGGCCATTTGAACTGGGGTAGACGCAATGTCACTGTCTGAAGCGTAAGGTGCCCTGTAGGTTCTAATGTCGAAACTGAAGGACTTCTGAGAACCCGAAATAGGCGTGGCATCTAGGTTGTAGAAATACAGAATGTAGTTTATCTGTACAACCAGAAAGTTAACTGAACTGTCGTTTCCTACGCCTTTCCAAGCGTACTCAGAAACGAAGTCTCCGTCTGCCAAACCGGTGATGGTTGCAGCCGTTGAAGAAGGCTCAAAGTCGATACCAAACCTGCGGCTTCGACTGCCCTTTACTTTAATTACGGTGTTAAGCTCGTCGGTAGAAGCATTCTCAGGATAGGTGAGAGGACCAGCCTCTGTAATCAATCCTTTGGTAAATGTCCGATAGAGCTTATTCTGAGTTGGTCTTGCCACCCTGTCCCCTTCGAGGATATTCCTTCTTAGCGATTTCTATAATCATTTTCTTCTTTTCAATCGCTGCTCGATTGTCGTTAACGTAGGCACTTACTGCCTTACGGGCTTCGCTTAAAGAAGTGAAGATGTGGTCACAAAGAGCGGGCTTGTCTCCTGCTCCTTCGATGTCAATTCTGTAATAACCCTGCTCATTGATCTTAATACAAATGTTACGACCACTAACGGTCATTTCGTCTGTCTTGTAAACTTCAGCGTTTCCGCGAGTAATCGACATTAGTCAGTGCGCCTTTCTTTTGTCCAGAAACAGCAACAGGACGACGTTGGGATCGAACCAACTGTCGTCTTGCACGAGTCGCTTCGTTAGAGTTAGCGACTTCTTTAATGTTAATGAAGCAAGCGTTCTTTGCTTCTGCGAGCAAGCGAGGGAATTCACTTGCAGGAATAGGGGGAATGAAGCTATCAGACATTGTAAACGTCTTGTACATCGTTGCCCAAGCCAAGGCATTACTGCCTGTCAGATAACTCTCATTTGTCTGATCGAAAGCATCGAATACAATGTTCTGCGAAGCTTCGAAGATTGTGTAGTACCTCGGAGCCCTGTCCTTGGCAATAGGATAGGTAATGGGAGAAGAAGCCAAAATAGGAACGTTAACGTTAGAGGCAGGATCAACCTGCTCTACAATGTTCTTAATGAAAACCTCAGGATCGACGTACACACAATCAACGTACGTAACATCTGAAGAGGTGTTTCTGTAATCTCTGTATTTGATCCACTTAACGAACTGGACGTTGGTCGGTAGTGTCAGAACGTTCGGGGTTAAAGTACTAGAAGGGCTAGTAAGATTGACCAATCCGTCGAACGTGCCGAAGTCGTGATTGGTGTACAAGTCTCTAAAGGTATTCTGGATTTCATCAGCAACCTGCTGCGACTCCACGGTGTCAGTGATGCTGTTAACATCGTCGGAGTTCATGGCCGACAAGATGTTCTGAGTCATCTGAAGCAGGGTCAGTTTTTCCAATTGTATCCTCGTAACATAAGGTCCGAGAGACCGTTAAGCCTCCCGGACCCAAATTTAGTCTTTCCTGTTTTTGTTCTTATACCATTCGTAAATACGGATGCCGTACCAGACTATGCTGAGAGCAGCAGCGAGAGGAGGAAGAATCTTACCAATAGCTGCTAAAACAACAAGTCCTGAGACACCATCAACAAAATTGAGATGGTTGTCCATTTACGAAGTTACGGCTTCAGAGCAACAGCAGGATCGATGTAGCTGATGATGAACTTCAGTTTACCGGCAGTATACGTACCGACAGTAGAGGCCGTGATGTACGAGTCCTGCGCCAGAGCCGACAGGGGGACGGTAGCAATCGTACCCGCGTTGATAAGCGCAGTCGCCGAAATCGCCGTACCGTCAACCTGATAAGTACCGAGCGAGTAGCTAGTACCACCAGCCGGAGCAACAATCGTCATCACTTCAATAGAAGTAACTACAGCACCACTAGGAATGAAAGAGTCGAGACCCTTCTCAAATCCATCCATAGTACCATCGTTGTTGCGATCAGCGGTGTACAGCGTACGCGCAGCACCAGCCAGTTCGACGTTAAGCTCAACCTGCTTACGCTCACCGAGGGTGTTAACCGCACCGAGCTTGCCAGCACCGCTGACAGTGTTCTTGCGGCGACCCTGCGACAGACCGAAGCGAACCGGAAGACCATCAGAGTTATGCCAAAGCTGTTCTGCCATGTTATTCTACTCCTTAGGCGATCACGTTGGTGGAACTGAGAACAGTAATGAAGTTCTCAGGGCGGAAAAGCTTCAGACCGTAACGACAGGTCGTAACGTACTCTTCACGCTGGAAGTCCTTGTTGAACTCGCTGTCAACTTTCGGATGCTGAGCAAACGCGCCGACAAACGGAACAACAGAAGGATCATGCGAGAAGAAGAGGTTGGCGACTGCGTTAGTACCCGAGGCAACCGAGTTGATCGTTTCACCAGCCGCAATAACGGGAAGGTAGTTCGAAACGTAAACGTCGAAGCCATAGATGTTACGCGAGAAGCGCATTCCCGTCGCGATTGACGTGCTGATGATGCCATCCCACATGGGGTTGTAAGACACCGACAGCGTGTCGCTCAGGGTGTTGAAGTGATACTCGACCGAAGGATCAACGATGGCGCAGAGATTACGCTGAGGAACGTTCGCCTTCTTAAGCGAGTACAGGGCCTGAGCGAAGTCCTTGAAGCCAAGAGTCTTGTTCGAGTTCGCCGTGTCCGAGCCGACCCAACGGTGGTTTGCACCATTGATCGGGTTAAGTGAAGAGGCCGTCTGACCGTTCGCCGTACCGGGCTGACCACAGTTCAGAATGTCGCCTTCAAGACGAACCTGAATTGCACGAGCCTGCTTCGGAACAAAGGACGCCTCAACACGGGCAGCGTACATGCTGTCCTGACGTTCTTTGACGGTGATGTAGGTAGCCGAAGAAAGGTATTCCGTGATGGTGAACTGGAAGTTACCGGATGCCAGTGCAGTGTACTGGACCGGAGTATCTTCCGCGTAGTCGTTCACATCGAGGTCGCCAATCGACGGGATATTAAGAGTAGCGCCAGTATCCGGCATCTGAATCCAGTCAACGTACGACTGGGCGTTCAGCTCGTCAAGGAGAACGTCCTTGAGCTGGTTCGACCAAACGTTCGAACGGATCAGAAGCGGAGTAACGCCAGTATTAACACCAGCCATTATTTTTAACTCCTAGTAAAGTTAGTTGAAGAACCCGTCGCCTAGGTCCTGAGCCGCTTTGTGCATTGCTGCCTGCGTCTTGGGATTCCAATAAAGCTTAGGGTCAGATTTACGAATCTGCTCGAAATACGCATAACTATTGGGCTTAGGTGCACCAGCGTTGATGTTATGCGGATTAACGTCAGAGCTAGGAGCGGGAGTCGAGTGGCTCGTCGGCCTACTGTCAGCGTCAATACCCATCGTAGTTAGAAAAGCCTTAGGAGATTTAGCTGCCAGTTCCTTCATGTCCGAGGGCGAGAGCCCAAGTTCACGAGCCTTTGCAACAACGGCCTCCGCCGCTTTGTTAACGTCGCCAAGCCGTTCTACCAGAACTTCCTGTACGAGATTGGCATTGCCCTGAAGTCGCTTAAGAGTGTCTCTCTCTTCCAACGCCTTAGCAATTCGCGTGTCTAGGTCCTCAACCGGTCCACCAGAAGGAGCCACAGGAGCGGGGTTCGGATTGCTCCCTGTCTCTGGAATCGGGGGTACAGGCGGTGCCTGATTACGCTGTTCTGCAAGTTTCCTCAGTTCTTCACTGATAAACTCGCGGGTGCTCTGTAGGTCTGTACGAAGTTCGTCGATGTGATTATTAGCGTTGGCGTAAGCCTTAGCCAAGTCTTCAACACTTTTGAACTTCTTTCCCTCGCCTACAAGCTGTTCGAGGGAAGCATTATCGGGCGGGGTCACGCCTTCTTCAAAGATATCAGCCATGTTTGGTCAACTGGCTCCTTTTCTGTTTTAGGGTTTGGATTGGTCATCCTTTGGAGTGCAAAGCATGATGATTTGCTTCATCGCTTTGCGATACCCTACCCAGTGCGCTTGTTTCATGGCCCAGTTAGGGTTTTCGAAGTCAGAGTCACTAACTTCTGAACTCTTATACATATTATAACATATTTCAGCGAGTTTGTCAAGTACTTTTTGATTACCTTCCAACAAACCGTTGAAAATCATCTTTTCGGAATTGTTTAGCCCGGCTGTCCAGCGCCCGTCGTACTTGATGGCGAAGCTCCTTTACTCGTGTTACTAGATTGAGGGTTTAGCGGAGAAGGCATTCCCATTGGAGATTCGGGGGCTTCAGTGGGCTGTGTTCCCGCAGCTTGATTTTCAGCACCAAGCATCTGCTGGATCGACTCCTTAAGTCGCTGTGTCTCAGCCATTTCAAGAAGACGAACGTTTTCTCCGTAGATACCCATACGTTCCCAACCGAGAAGTCTTTCCATGATTTCAGCAATCTTCTTGCCGGAAAGATGAACTTGAACGGCAGGGTCTTGACCTATAGAAGAATTGTAAAGTTGAGTGAGATTCTGTACGAGGGTTGCGTACTGAGCGAAGTGTCTTGCTCCAACCGGTCTAATCTTTCCGTTAGCCGAAAGGTCTTCCTTGCTGATTGTCTGGAAGAGTACTGCGCCACTGGCGTCATCAAGCACTCGGATGAGGTCGTTCTCGTTGAGGTTACGCCTAGATAGTTCAAGCATATCATTAAGAAGAGGCTCAAGGAACACTTCCTCAAAGTAAGAGGTTTTATTCAAGAAGATGCGATTAGCGCCGTTCTCTAGGATTTGAACTTCGTAGGCAGTCTTTTCACCGGGAGTACGGAAACCCATGGCTTGCTTAGGAGCCCCGGCCATTTCTTCCATCTTAGCCTCAATCTGCTGTACCTGTGTGTCAGCAGAAAGCATAGTAACGTCAGGAGCCATAAAGGCTGCATCGCCTTCGTCTCCTACGTAAATCTCCGCTCCGGGGCCGTATTCGAAAGGTTCACAGAAGCCTTTGATCTTGATTACCGGGTGGATGATTAGGTCGTAGGCATCCGATTTGGCATTCTCAAGATGGTCAATGCGGTACTGCATCCCGACGAGATTTTCGAGGGGTCCCATTGCGTAGAGATTATCAGGACGTTGCCTCCATCCGCAGTGTCGAATTGGTGGTACGCCAAGCCAAGAGTCGTCATTCTTATTCCTTACAATAAATCGCCTGTCAACTACAGTAATCAAGTGGTCGCGATAGAGCTGGTTGGTTTCTGGATCGTAAAGGTCTCCGTAAAAGTCAAGAACCTCTACGTATGAACTACCGAAATAATTAGCCCAACTAGAAAAACCATCAATGGAAAAGGCGTCATTCTTACTGAAGTCGCCTTCTGCGTAGTTGCCCATCTTCATACGGGCCTCTCGCATTTTGTCTATGCCTTCTTTGAGGTATGCGAGTTCCGGCCTTTCTTCGATTTCTGAAAGAAAAGTACCAATATTTTTGACTGTACGAATGATCTTCGGACTTGCTGCGAAGTTCGCTGCCGTGGGATCAAAAACAAGATCAAGCGGGCTGATCCGTTGAAGAGAAGGGCCGATATAAGTAGGGTACTTCTCACCGGTAGTTCCGTCTTTCTTGTAATCTGCAATGAATACAGGCATTGCGAACACATTAC